CTCAAGACTGGTCTTGAGCTCGTTGAGCTTCTCCTCGGTGACTCCGCCGCCGGGTTGAGCCGGGGTGAGCAGCGGCTTCTCGACCGTGGTCTTGAGCAGGTCCATGGCGTAGGTACCCTGGAGGTCCATGCAGGTGTACTTCACGGTCCAGTTCGGCCAGATCTCGATCATCGAGCCGTCCGAGGTCCACTCATCGCCCTTGCCTTGCTTCGGGTCGCCCTTCTTGACGACCAGTGCGCTCGCCCGCTCCAGCTTCCCATATGTCTGCGGCAGCGTAGCGACGTGCGTCACGGTTGTCGCGGGCTTCGGCAGCGCACGCCACTCATCGCCCTTCTTCCGGAAGAACATCATGGCCCCGACAACGCGGTACTGGTACTGTCCCGCGCCGACCTGACCCTGAGCGATGTCCACCCAGCCCGTGTCGCCCACCTGCACGCCCCCACCCTGGCCACCGGGGGCGGCGGGCTTGTCCTCGAGGGCCTTCACCCGAGTCTTCAGGTCGGCGACATCCGACTTGTTGGCGCTGATAACACTCCAGCGCCTCGCATCGGCGTTCGTGTTTTCTTTCAGGCCCTTCTCCAGTGCCTCCTTGGCCGCCGCCAGGTCGCCCTTGGAGGCGTACGTAGCAGCAGCATCAGCGGCCTTCAGGAGCCCCTCCAGCGCTGCCTTGGGGGCGTAGGTCGCAGCGGCATCCGCGGCCTTCAGAAGGCCGTCCAGAGCACTCTTGAGGGCGACCTTCGCGTTGACCTCCTGCTTGTACGCCTCGATCCGAGCCTCAATGCGGGCGTTGGCGAGGTCAGGAACCTCGTTTCTCAGCGTGTTGAGCGCCTGCGTCTGCTCGTCGTTGTCGATGAACCGGGCATCCGCCCCCTCGGCCGTGTAACTTGTGGCCTTCCCCACGAACTGCTTAGCCATTCCTCAGCCCTCCGGCGTGCCCTGCGGCACAGACTTGTCCTTGTACGTCACTGTTCCGTCGCCGTTGTCGATCATCTCGACCTCGTTGCCGTCCCCGCCGCCCGGGGGCTGCGCCTTCAGCTCGTCGATCGCCCTCTTGTTGTCCGCGATCTCGGTCCTCAGCCCGTTCAAGGCCTGCGTGAGGTTCTCGACACGCGCCGTGAGCCCTGCAAGGTCCCCCGCGGGCGGTGTCGGACCGGGCAGCGCCGGATCCGCAGCACCCGCGCCACCGGCAGCAGGCCTCTGACGGGCGAACGGGTTGGCCAGCATGCCGTCCCCGTTCGTCAGGACGCTCGCGACGTCCACCACCGTGCCCTGTCGCAGAGCCAGATCGCCCTGGAGCAGGTAGTCCCCGCTCGCGACGACGTCGATGTGCCACAACCACTGCCCCGCGGGTGTCACACCGGCTCCAGGAGCGATCAGATCGACGTAGTTCTTGCCCGTGGCCGGGTCGTAAAGCGCCCCGGACGGATCCATCCCCACCTCGATCCTGCGCTCGATGTAGGCCGTGCCATAGGAGACAACATAGGGCCCGTACGTGAAGACGACCGTGACGTCGCCGGCCGGGCGCATGTCGTCCGGCGTGAGAATCTGCCCCACGACCCTCGCATAGGGCGCCAGGGGCGGCTCAGTGCCTAGCATCGCAGACTCCTGAAGTCAAGATGGTATTACTCACTTGCAGTCTATCGCCCCGCCCCTGTTGATCGGGCTATACTGGAGCCGTCCAAGCAACCGAGAGGAACCAGTATGCAATCCGTTCTCAAGACCGCTGATGAGTTGTGGATCGGCGATCTCATCATCTACACGAACACGCCCCACGTCGTGAGTGAGCAGCGTCTCACCGTCGATGGAGAGCATGTCGCCAGCCTGCTCATCAAACCCTACCTCAGTGACGGCCCGCTCACCCGTGTCGAGGTCCTCCGCAACCCCGGCTACCTGTTCCGCTGTGTCACCGTCCCGATCTTCGCTGTCGAGCCCTGTGACGACAAAGGCTCCAACATCCTGGCCGTAGCCGTCTACACCAACGCTCACAAGGAGCTCGTCGCAGATTACGCGGGTTCCTCGGTTCGCAGCGACGGTTCGCTTCCCCTGGAGAACGGTGATATCGCGCACTACGGGGACGTGATTGCTCTCGTGGACAATGGAGACGCCTTCGAGTACTGCATCATCGATAAGTACACACTTGCGAAGCACGTCCGTCTCGTCACCATCGACACGGAGGAGGACTGATGTACTCCCACCAGGACAAGGACAGGTTCGCGACCGCTATCGTCCTGATCTCCACCGTGCCTTTCGCCATCCTCACCGCTATCGCAATCATCACCGCCTTCCAAGCGGCCTTCTAAGGAGACCATATGCTCACCATCTATACCCAGCCCAACTGCCAGCAATGCCGAATGACCAAGATGTACGCCGACAAGATGGGGGTCCCCTACGTCGAGCGTGCTCTCGCCGACAGTCCGGACATCCTCGCCAAGGCCGTCCAGGCCGGATACACCTCCGCTCCTGTCGTGGTGGACGATCACGGCAACATATGGGGCGGCTACAACCCCTCCAAGATCCGAGGTCGCTACCCCGCCAAGTGACAAGAAGAAGCCCCCGAGGTCGGTGAGGACCTCGGGGGCTTCTTCTGACCCAACACACTCCCGAAAGGAAGGGCCTCAGAATATCACGCCTTCTCGGGGCCGTCCCCAGCACCGTAGCGAGTGGGGTTGATCACAGTCGGGCGCTCAAGCTCGCCGTCCTGAGTCACCGCAGCCGCCTTGTCCCCAGGCGAGGGAACGAAGTAGCGGGCGATGAGCAGGAACACGACACCGGCGATCTGGCTGATGGAATCCAGGTACTGCGCCGCTGCGTCCGCCTTGACGATCCCCAGCACCGTCAGCAGCGTCATGATCGCCGCGACAACGCCGTAGGCGGCCTTGCGGACCTCGGGCCTCTGAATAGTGGTGAGCATTCTCACTCTCACTTCCCTTTCTTGATCGCCTCAACGAGCTCCTTGATGAGCCCGTTGGTCTCCTTCTGGGCCGCAACGGCCTGGGTCAGCAGCAGCCTGTTCTGCTCCACGCCCCAGATCACGTCCCCGGCCTGGCGCTCATTCGCCTTACCGTACCGCAGCTCCCCGCGAACCGCGTTGATCGCGTTCACGATGTCGTCGCCGTTGGCCATGATGATCCTCTCAACCTCGTCCATTGTTCCACCGCTGGGGCGCTCCGAGTACCACCAGCTGTTGACGTGCTGGAGCAGGCTCTCGCCATATCCCCAGTACTGATCACTCTCATTGCCGCAGTTGTACCGGCTGCCGGCCCTCCGGATGCTGTCGGCGCTGTAGTCACCCCCGAGGTAGTCCCTCAGGATCGACAGCCCCACGACGCTCGACTCGTGCGGGTCCCACCACGCCCTGTCGGGCTCATTGATGAAGTACCCGTTGTACGTCACCTGCGTCGGACCGACGCCATTACTGGTCTCCCAGTCCAGCACCGCGGGCAGGAAGTGGTTCAGGAAGTTCTCCCTCGTCACCTCGCCCCAACCGGAGCACGCCCCGCCCACGTCGTGGCCGTACACGTTCGTGCAGTTGCTCTCCTGGTCGGCTAGGCCCAGCGCCACTGCCCAGTGCAGACCCACGTCATCCGCTGCGCGCAGAACAGCAGCCTGAACGCTCTCATTGCCGCTCGGGGCCGGTGCAGGCGCAGCAGCGGAACCCTCGGAACCGCCGGTGAGCGGGCTCGGGTTGTCCCGGCGCCTCAGCGCGTGCGTCCACGCGGCCTGCTGGGTGTACGGATGGTCGTTGTACGCAATAATGCGAACCTCGTCACCCGTCTGGTCGCCCTCCCAGCCATCGATGCTGCCGTCTTCAGCGATCCACGCCTCGGCCAGCAACGCCCCGTCGCTGTCGGGGCCAGATCCACCGTTGATGATCATCGCCACATGGCCACGACCACCGCTAGCGCCCTCCGATAGCACGATATCGCCGGCGTACCAGCCCCCAGCCGGAACATTACCTGTCCAGGAGCCGCTGATATCAGCAAAATTCCGCTCCAGAGCGTACTCCCGGATGTTCCCGGTCCACGTGTCCCGGGGGAAGTACCCCGCCGTGAACGGCTCGCCCCACTCGTGGTGCGCGGCGATGTTGTAGCACCCCGACACCAGCGCCGAGCAGTCCGCGTTGGCCGGGGATCTGACCAGCCAGCCGTCCCAGTCGCTCCTGTCGTAGAACGTCCACCTGTCGGGCTGGCTGTACCCCACGTCCGCCATCGCGTAGTACCGCGCGCAAGCAGCTGCGTAGTGCGCCACGTTGCCCATACGACCTCCTTCCGTCGTCGTAACCCAAGCGTAACGAACCCGGGGCTTGACGGGCGTCCGATACTTCTCTATGCTGGGATCACCAACCGAACCGAAGGAGCCAACATGGGCACGCAAGTCGTCCCCGCCTGGGAGATCAAGAGCTTCGACCTCATCATCCTGCGGGGCCGGCACTACCTCGTCCTCAGCAAGAACCTCGTCCCTCTTGGGGACGAGATCGGGTTCTGCATCAACTTCACGGAGCAAGGTCGCAGAGAGCGATCCTGGCAGTTCTTCCGTTGGAACGAGCGAATCTCTCGAATCATCTGAAAGGAATCGACATGTACTATCTGGTTCGCCCAACACCCGTTAAAGACCTGAAACCGGACGACCTGTTCCGCGACGGCGGAAAGAATTTCCGAATTTCTGACGTCGATCTCGACGAGGAGGTCGTCGAGATTACCTACTACATCGGAGTCAGCGATCTGGTCAACTCCTTCTACCTGTCGTCGGATGACACTCTTGATCTCGTAATCGAGGAGGACTGACATGCCGTTCTATTGCAAGAAACCGATCGCCATCGAAGCCCGCCAGTACACCGGGGACAACTTCCTGGAACTTCAGGACTGGAGCGACGACCACGTAGCACTCTCCGACTACAACGACGACGCCATCTGCGTCTACACGCTCGAAGGCCCCATGTGGTTCAACGAAGGCGACTACATCATCAAAGGCGTCCGCGGCGAGTTCTACCCCTGCCAGAAGGACATCTTCGAAGAGACCTACGAGGAGATCTGACATGCGCTACCTAGTGGAGCCAGTCCTTGCCGCGGAACTCAAGGAAGGTGACATCATTTACTCGCCCTACAACATATTCCGCGTGAAAAAAGTCAGCCGGGTCACTGAGAGCCATATCATCGTCTACTACGCCCCGCGCTTCGAGAAGACTACGGCCAGTAGTATGTACCCCAACGACGAGAAGTTCACCCGAGTCATCGAGGTTCAGGAATGAACTGCTACCCCGCTGACCTCACCCCCGGCGACTTCATCTCACTGTCAGGCTGCGACTACGAACTGATATCGATAGACCAGACCGACGACTTCTACTCATTGCACATCGAACACCTCGACACTCGCAGGCGCGCACTGCTCGTCGTCCACTCATCCGTACCAATCACCAGGACCAACTGAAAGGAACCAACCATGATCACCATCGCAGATCTCAAGCAGCATCTCGAGCAGTTCGATGACGTTGACTACTGGGAGCCCGATGATGGCGATCCCGACCGCATCCACATGAAGGCCCTCGTCTGGAAGGACGCCCGATGAACCCGACACCGGTCATCGACATGTTCTCCGGCACCGGAGAGCTTGCCCGGGCCGTCGCCGACGGCCTGAACGAGTTCACCCGCTTCCAGTCGTTCTCCGACAACTACGGACCCGCCCGCAAGTACCTGAAGGTCCGCTTCCGCAACGTGAAGACCCACTCGGACTTCCGTGAGCAGGTCGTCCCGGGAGGCTCCATCGTCACCCTTGGGGCGCCCTGCCAGGACCTCTCAGTCGCAGGCAAGGGTGCAGGGGCCGAACGGGGCTCCGGCACCCGCAGCAGTCTCATCCACGAGGCCCTCGACATGGCCGTGGCGGGCGGGGCGGACCTCATCGTCGCGGAGAATGTCCCCGGCGGCTACCGCACCTACCTCGACCTCGCCCGCTGGCTGTCGGAGGAGCACGGATACCGCACCACGGTATCTAGTGGAGGGGCCTGGGAGGTCGGAGCCCCGCACCGACGCGAACGCATCATGCTCGTCGCCGCCAAACGGCACTTCGAGCCGCGTCGCATCAACGTAGCTCGACAGATCGCACCCGAGCATCTTCTCCCGACACCCTCCGTCGTGGACCGGGCCTGGGGACTCACCCCTGAGCAGTGGGACGACGTCAAGCGCCGCTACCGCGAGAAGCACCGCAACGGCAACGGGCACGGAGAGACCGTCGCCTCAGTCCTGTCGCGCGGCCTGCTGGACGAGGAGATCCGCCTCTGTCAGACCTGGGAGCGCGTCACTAACGCCTACACCCCTCAGACAGAGCAGACTTGCCAGTTCATGCACTGGATGATGGGCCTGCCCTATCAGGGTCTCGACGCCCTGGGCCTGTCGATCTCCGCGCAGCGCCGCCTCGCGGGCAACGCGGTCGTCAGACCCCAGGCCCGCCTCATGCTCCAGCGCGGACTCGCCGCGATCAACCACGAAAGGAACCTCTGATGCCCACCAAGCAGGCCCGCAACTGCCGTGTCGGCGATATCATCCTCTTCAAGAACGAGGAAAGCCGAGTCATCACCGACATCGCACACGAAGGAAAGACCCGGACACTCCGCACCACCACTCTCGTGGGAGAGATTCCTCGCTTCGACACCTACGACGCCTCGGACCTCGTCAAGGTCTGGGGAGCCCAGGAGGCCTTGTTCTGATGCGCACCGAACTCGTATTCCCCAGCCAGGTCGAGCCAAACGACCGGCTTCTCATCGACGACCGGATCATCAGTGTCGTGCTCACCTTCCCCGTCGGCCTGGTCCAGACCCAGATCGACTACCTCGACGAGTCCGCACGGCCCGGCACCCTCGTAGTCGGACCCTTCGATGTTCTCACCCGGGAGGTTCACAGCAATGACTGACGACCGGTACGAGCGCCTGCTGAAGGACGTCCTCGACAATGGCGAGCCCCGCCACGACCGCACCGGTGTCGGTACCCGCTCCGTCTTCGGCCGTCAGCTGAGGTACGACCTCTCCAAGGGCTTCCCCCGGATCACCACCAAGTATGTCCCCATGAAGCCCGTCAAGGCCGAGCTCCTCTGGTTCCTCCGCGGCGAGCAGCGCATCAACTGGTTGGTGGAACAGGACGTGCACATCTGGGACGACTGGGCCGACGACAACGACTCGGTCGGACCCCTCTACGGTTACCAGTGGCGTTCCTGGACCGATAGCGACGGCATGGCCATCGACCAGATCCAGAAGCTCATTCAGAGCCTGCGGACGGATCCGCACTCCCGCCGGCACCTCGTGTCGGCCTGGAACGTCGGCGATCTTCCTCGGATGGCCCTGGCCCCCTGCCACGCCTTCTTCCAGTGCTACGTGGGAGGGGACGAGCGCCTGTCGCTCCAGGTCTACCAACGGTCAGCGGATTTGTTCCTCGGGGTCCCGTTCAATATCGCCTCCTATGCATTGTTATTGAACATGCTCGCTCAGCAGACCGGTCTTTCGGTCGGCGAGCTCATCTGGACCGGCGGGGACTGCCACGTCTACGACAACCATGTGGAGCAGGTGAAGACTCAGCTGGAGCGGGAAGTGTACCCGTTCCCCCGCCTTCACCTGAATCACGCGACATCGATCGACGCCTACCGGATGAACGACATCGATGCCGCCGAGGGCTACCAGCACCACGGCGTTCTTCGAGCGCCCGTCGCCGTATAACGATTTCGACACGGGCCTTGACTCCGGCCGTGTGTCAGGCCTACTCTTGAAACACACCAACAGAAAGGAAGACTGCTATGGCCTACCCCGAGAAAGTAACCGACCTCAAGCCCGATCAGCTCACCACCCCGCCCGTTGTCCTCATCGACTACCGGTACCTTGAGGGCTGCTCCGACAAGGCCCTCGACGCCGTCAACCGCCTTGTCGATGTCTTCGAGCAACTGGGCGGCGGCGCACCGCGCAGGGAGACCGTCGCCTACCGCCGCCCCCTGACCGACGAGGAAGCCGACAAGGTTCTGAAGATCGCCCAGGACGACTGGGTCCGCCTCGCGGAGAACTACGACAGGGCCCTGAAGGACCCCTCGCAGTTCACCCCGCTCCTGCTCAGCGAGATCAATGGCTGGGCCATCAAGGAGAATCGTCCCCCGATCGCCTCGGACCAGGACCGTCTCTGATCGTCCTCGGCACCGCCCCTGTCGTTCCATGTTGAGCATGGCGACAGGGGCGGTGTCGTGCTCGAAGCCAAACGCATAAGCATAGCACGCCTCGAATGTTACGAACGAGTTACGACAGGGCGACGAGCTAGACTCGGGGCGGTTTCGAGCCCCTACTTATTTATAGAAAGGAGGACTGAACAGCAAGGGCCGACAGGGCCGGAGGAGGATTCTTTGACAACTTCACAGCGTTGATTTCCTGCGGTTTTGCACTAGGGTGTCTCGAGGCTGGACGGGCGTGCGGGGTCCTTGGTTGCGTGCGCGGGGTCGCACCCCCTCCCCCCGCCCCGTTGTCGGTAGCAACCGATTTCCTTCGCCGTCGAAAACGGCTTCGTGTGGTGTGATTTCTATCTCGTTAACACTGTTAAGATCGCAACCCTCGTGGCCGTGACGACAACGCTGGGGCGAGGCTTACGGTGTTCATCTCGTTCTGTGCTCCTGTCGAATCGATCGTTCTGTGTCGTGCACAGGGGGCTGACGTGCTGTAAGGCCCGTAGACGGCCTCTAGGGGGCTCTCCAGTGTCTCGTACTGACCAGGGGCTGAAATCGTCTCAGAATGGCTTACAACGCGTCTGAGGAGCATCTGAGGCGGGACGGTAGCCGGGTGCGACAGGTCGGGGACCCCCTGTGCGGTGGCGGTGTGTCCTTACGGGGCTCGACACGGCCCGTGGGGTGGCGGCGACAGGGGCGATGAAACCTGTGTGTTCATCTCTTCCGTTTTTGTTCTCGTGTTCGAACGGCGAGACGTTCGATCACGTGGCGACACGGGCGATGGCCGACCAGAACCCCCTATATACCCTAAGTATGCATTTGTATATATCGCACTCAGAATATATAAGAGTAGTATTAAATACTATACTACTATGACATTAATGTATGGTACAAGATACTATACTAGATACCAAGTATTTATACTACTATGATTATATTCTGTATATAATATTTATATAATATAAATATATATATATTATAGTACGAAGGACGGGTAACTAGACACTGTCTAGTATTTCGGGTTGATTTTGTACCTACATCGCCCCGTTTCCACCCCTGTCGAACTCCCCTCTCGAACACCTGTTCGATACATAATCATTGCAATCGTGGGCCTGTCGTACTCCCCCGTACCCTCCTCGGTGGATGTACCTACATCTCCCCGCCCGTGTCGTCCCGATCATCCTTCACTTGTGCATACAAGTTGATCTACTTAGGACCTTAGTCCCAACTTGGGCTTGAGCTGTGTCGTCACTAGGTAGTCAGCCTTCATAGGACCTTGGTCCCGAAGGGCTAGTGCACAGAGGTCAGAGGTCTCTGTCGGGGGTTGTGTCATGACAACCAGTGAGTGTGAGCGGGGGCACAGGAGGAGGGGTTGACGGGGACGACATGATGTAGGAGAGTAGAGGTACCGGTGAGCGGGGAGGGGCCCTGCCCGGTAGCGAGAAGGAGGAGACATGACCAGGGACGAGGCGCTGAAGGAGCTGAGGAGGCGCAACGGCGGGGACCTGTCGTGCGTACCGGGGCCCGTGATCATGCGGGCGGTCGCGCTGCTTGTGCAGAGCGACGGAGAGGAGGAGAACCGGTGAACGGGGAGCGCGTGCTCGTGACGCGGGGCGGGACGGCCGTTGACCTGTCGGACGTTCGGGCGGTTGTCGAGGCGATGGAGCAGAACGAGGAGGACGAGCTGTACATGTTGCAGTGGACCGAGATGCTGTCGTGGCTGAGGATGGCGAGCACGGTTGTGTCGAGGCTTGGAGGCTCGGTGCGGAGGCTTCCGGACGAGACACCGGACGGGAAGACATGGACGGTGATGAGTATCACAGAGTGAGAGGTGGATATTGACGACATGATGTAGTTAGAGTAGATACTGACAACAGCAAGAGGGCTTGTCGCAGAGCCCGGCAGAGGAAGGAGCCGAAGATGAGCAGACGGGTTGTGACCGACACGCGGTGTCGTTGGGAACGGTGAGCCTGGCTCTGGGTGATGATCACGATGAGGCGCTGGCCGGGGCATGGTGGCGGTGCGGCGATGAAGGCGAAGGTTGGATCACCGATGAGGCCGACGTCGAGATCGCAGCGGAGTACCCCTACGCCGCTGCGTACGAGAACTGAACACACACACGCTTACGAAAGGTTGAGGACGATGAACGAGAAGATTGCGGATGTTGTCGAGGAGACGCGCAGCGCACTGGTGTGGACCGATGAGGCGAACGCGCTCGGGGAGATCGAGTGCGACTACAGCGCAGACGACACGCGCGGGTGGCTGACGATGGGTCCGGTGCGTGTCGAGTGGATCCGTGACGCGTACGGCGACGGGCTGGAGGACTGGGTCGCGGTGAACGTGATGGTGAGCGGAGAGCCATTCGACACGGACGGGTACTCGGACCTGAGAGACGCCGTGACGGATGCGGCGCACATGACGTTGGAGTGGCAGCACTACAGCGACGGTGAGATCAGGGACGCTGTCATGGGGTGGCTCGATGCTCGCTTCGAGGCCTTTGACGTTCTCGGGCCGCAGAACGTGCACGACTCTTGGACGATCACGTGGGGCGAGGTGATGGTGCGGGGCTACTACGCCGTTGCCGGTGCGTTCCTGTGGTCGGTGGTGAACCCCGAGTCGGGGGACTGCCTCGACGGCGACGCGAACGATGACGTGGACGCGGTGATCGATGCGATGATCGAGTGCGCGAAAGACCCGATGGTCGAGGCGTGGGTTGAGACCGTGGCCGTGGAGACTGCGGAGGACGACTGGAGCGTGCGCTCATCCGAGGATCAGATGACCATGTGGACACGATCCTCTATCACGTTCGGCCTGAGCCGTAGGGCGTACTACGAGAGTGTCGGCTACGGGGAGGGCTGGATCGAACTGGAGCACCGGATTGGAACCGGGGAGTGGACGCCCTATGACGAGATGCTGCCCGAGGATGAGGAGGACGTGAGGCGTATGGCCGGTGAGGCGTACGCGTGGGTGAGGAGCATCGATGACTGAGCCGGTTGAGGCTCAGGAACGCGCCGTCCGCGGCTTGGTTGCTGCGGGCGGCACGGGCCTTGTGAGCGCAGGAACAGGGTGCGGCAAGACATTGATGTCGCTGTGGGTCGTGGACCGTACAGCACGACAGGGTGGTATTGAACCCGGCGATCTGTCGATACTTGTAGTTGCACCATTGCGCACGGAGAGCGGTTGGCGTCGTGCGGTGGGTCAGGTCTGGCCCGGAGGCGAGGTGGAGTTCACCACGCTGAGCAAGAAGCGGAAGCCTGAACGTGAGGCGCTTGAACGGTTGTTGCGGGGCGACAAGCCCCGGGGTGTGTCGTTCGTCGGTTGGGAGCTACTGGCGAGCGTGTCGAAGAGGAAGGGTTACGACGCCAGAGCGGGAAAGGTGAAGAGCAAGGCGACGACAAAGGTGCTCGGCGGTGTCGAGTTCGACTGGGTCATCGGGGATGAGATTCACAGGGCCTGTAATTTCAGGACGGTCACGTCACAGGTGCTCTGCAAGGTGAAGGCGAGGCACCGTCTTGCGCTGAGCGCAACACCGGCGGGTGGTCAGCCCGTGAATATTTTCGGTGCACTGAAATTCCTGTGGCCACGGAAATACCCAGGCTTCACGAAGTTCGCGCAAGCCTTCTTCACGAGCGAGCCGTGCTACTTCGGCGGACCGTACTCAGTGACCTACGGTGCTGAGAAGAGGCCGGGCCTGTTGTCGAAAGGGCATCGTTCGCGGGGCGAGTGGCAGGACATGCGGATTGAAGAAGTCGCCGGGGCGCTGCCGCCGGTGGATATCCGCCGTGTGGATTGCGCGATGACTGCGGAGCAGCGCAGGCAGTACAAACAACTTCGCGACGAGGCGGTGGCGTGGATGGGTGATCATCCCGCCGTTGTCGGACTACCGGTGACGCGCGACATGAGGCTCAGACAGGCGACGTTGGGTCAGATGCGCGTGCGCCCTGTGCAGGGCGGGGAGGACGAGTGGTACTTCGACCCGGGCTCGCGAAGCGGCAAGATCACCGCGCTGCTCGATATCCTGCGTGACTTGGGCGATGAGAAAGTCGTTGTCTATTCACCGTCGAAGAAATTCCAGACTCCGCTGGTCGCTCAGTTGGAGAAAGCCGGTTACTCCTACGTTCGAGTTGATGGTGAGCACAAGGACGAGTGGCAGGGCTTCCTCGACAAGGACGGACCGCAGATCTTGTGCGCGGTGATCCCCGCCGTCGCCGAAGGTGTGGACGGCCTTCAGCGGGTCTGTCGGCATGAAGTGTGGGTCGGGCTTGATCCGTCGGTGGTGCGCTGTGTGCAGGCACAAGGCCGGCTGCACCGCACGGGGCAGACTGGCACTGTGGTGCGCTGGTTGCTCCAGTGCCCGGGTACGGTCGATACCGAGTCTGTGATCCCTAGGCTTGACCAGCGGTATGCGGATCTGAAGGTCTCAGGGCTCATCTGAGCGCCTAACAGGGCGCCCCTAGTACTCAGTACCAGGGGCGTCTTTCTGTGCCGCCTATGGCGCTTACAGTGCTTCAGGCCAGCGGGCACGAGAAAGCCCCCGCCGGTTGATCCCGGCGGGGGCTGTTGGTGGGGAGGGCGCTCAGCAAAGCGTGTTGATCACTTCATCGATGCGGAGCACTCCGAGATCCCTCTCTTCGGCGGCGGCCCGGCTCGGGCAACCGCGGCTGAGCGCACCCTCGATGGTCCGCTCGCGCAGGCCCACGAGGCGGCCGACGATGACGGCCCGATCGGCGGCCTTGATGTGGCGGGCGCCCATCTCGATGTCGAAGAGGGCGTCGCTGCGGTCGAGGTAAACGTCGCTGTCGAGGCGGGCGATGATGGAGGAAATGGAGGCGTGCATGGCTGGTTCCCTTTCGGTTCGGGATTCGGTTGGACGCCTATAGATGATCATGCCCGTCAAATTCGTTGGAATTCTGCGGTTGTTGAGAGTTGTACTACCAATTTATAGGTGGTTTTCAGGGCTTTGTAGTGCTACACCGCGAGGAGAAATCTCATTATGCGGGCATCGAACTTTGTTCGGGGCCTGAAATATGACGCAGGACCTAGGACCACAGTCCCTATTGAACAGTTCAGCCGTGTGGTTGCTCTCACTTTTGACACAATACATGGTGCAGAATCTCGGCATGCGAACTATACAGAGCGTGTAGTTATAACTCTGAAAGGTCTTCAGCCGGCGATGAGGCGCCCGTGTCGAGGTGGGGCCTACGATTGATAAGTGAGCGGCGTCACGTATGAGAGGGTTGCGTGACGACATGATGTGGGGCAGTATTGAGTCATCGCAGGAACCGAATAGGAAGGAGCACAAGATGCTGACACTCGGAGAAGCGCAGGACATCTTCATCGATGTGCTGCCCGGCGATGCGGAGTGGATGACACAGCGATTTCCGGGGACGCCGGATGACATGGACTACGTCGAGGACTGGGTCGTACGGACCACCGATGGACTGATCGATTGCGATGTGACGTGGTTCGATAGCATCGGCTTCCCGGTCAGTGTCGTGATCGAGACCTGTGACCCGTTGCGCGAGACGCTCCACCGCGATATGGTTGATCCCGAGGACGCCGAGTCGGCGGCGGCCTGGCTCACTCAGAACTGAAACCCAACCCTTGAAAGGAACCGAACAATGACACTCTCCCACAAGATCTTGGCCTTCATCATCGTCCCCGCGCTCGTCGGTGCGATCATCGGCATCGCGCTCGGCACGATGCACCACTCGCAGACCGGCGCGACTGAGGTGCAGGACATCGCGCACTGCCTGTCGGATGATGGGGCGCTCCCCGATGGTGAGGACGTATGCGTCTGGAACCCGGTGGTTGACGGTGACGGTACCGGTGAGGCATTCGTGATGACTCGTGTGCAGTACGAGGCCGACCAGGACGCCCGCGAGCATCAAGCGTTCGAGGCCCATGTCATCGGACAGGACGACGAGAAGATTCGGCAGCACGATGCGGGGATGCAGTGAAGCGTGCACTATCAGAACCAGTAGCGGAGGAGGACGAACGCATAGCCCGACTAGTGAAAGGGGAGATCAAACGACACGGTGGTGCGGCTGAGGTCTCACGCGTTGTCGGATGGAGGAAAGGGACCCTACAGGCACGGCTCGACCGCGGTGCAGTCTGGACGCTAGGAGAACTGAAGGTATTGGCAGAGCATGAAGTACTGTCCGTACCGACAATGCGCGCAATAGGAATGACGAGAGGTAGTTATAGGACCGATATACCCGAAGCGCTCACAACCCGACACACAATCTAACCGACCCAACCACGCCCCGGCCGAACGACCGGGGCAGAAAGGTACCCACATGAGCATGCTTTCATCCACTACCATTACGCGCCTCCTCGATAGCGGAGTGCTCACCATTACGCCGCTGTCGGCCGGCGCGATTCAGCCGGCGTCCGTAGAGATGCACCTGCATCGCGATGTCATTCGCGACGTCGGGTTGCCCACCGAGCACCGGGATGACAAGATCACCGACAGCATTCTCCTCAAGCCCGGAGAGTTCGCACTGGCCCGGACGACGGAGTACGTAGGCATTCCCGCGCATCTCGTTGCCCGTGTCGAGGGGAAATCGTCGTGGGCCCGCCGCGGGCTTTTGGTGCACATCACGGCGGGCTTCATCGATCCTGGTTTCTACGGCACGATCACGTTGGAGCTCTGCAATCTTGCGGCTCGCCCGCTGGAGCTCCCCGCTGGCTGCGCCATTGCTCAGTTGTCGATTCTGGAACTCGACACACCGCCGCTGGTTCCTTACGGAGACACATCTCTGGGTTCTCATTACCAGCACCAGATCGCTACCACAACCGCTCCGAACATTGCAGAAAGATAACATTTTCATGTCTTGGGGAAAGAGAAGCCGGGACGAAATCCTGGAAAACCTGAAGCATTTCGGGAATGCGAAGGAGAAAAAATTGGGGCTGTATAGGGACGAGTATATACGTCTTGACGGCTCTGAGATTCCCGACTCCGTGAATTACTTGCAGGTGAAGGGTTTCGGGGGCGCGAGGCTTGAAATTTTGGGCTGGGGAGGTGAGTTGGAACTCCTCGGCGAGCTTGAGGCCCGAATTGTTAATGTGGATAGGGTGGAGATCAACACTGAGCGATGCGCTATTAGTACGTGTGAGGATTGTAAACGTGTGCGTGCTTGGGGGCGTTCAACAGTGCACCTCATCGGATGCAAGGGTGTCGAGCTCTATGAGTCCTCATCCGCCGAGATGTGGTATTGCTCTGGGGTCGAGGCTTATGATTCCGCCAGTTTCCAGGCCTACAAGGACACTCGTGTGATGCTTTTCGATCGTGCAGACGGGGAGTTCTACGGTAATTCGTCCGGTATTCTGCTCGACACCTCGCGGGCTATTGCGTACAAGGATTCGCGAGTTAACGCCGTCTCCGATATGTCAGTTGTTCAGCATGAGTCGGGCGCTATTGTTCACGGCGACGGGAAGATTCAGTGCTTCGGGAGTAACGAAGATAAAGGGGGCCTTTTCATCGCGACCCGTGGGTTTCTGAATCGCCTGGCCCTCCCACTGAATTCTTTCGAGACCGAGTACCTCGTCTACAAGACGACAGATACGGACGGCTTTACGGGACAACTTTACGACGAGCTCACTAAGTGGGAGGTCGGCAAGATCGTGTCGATCCCGGAGGATACGCGCACGACACTGAACCGCGGTCTGTTCTTCACCCCGACATTGGCTCATGCGATCTCGCGGGGGCAGGAGTACGAGCAGCCGTTCCGTGTGTTCCGAGTGAGGATAAGGATCGAGGATGTTAAGCTCACGAACATCTTCGGGCCTATGTATCGCAAGGAGATCGAGGCCTGGGAGGGGGAGGTGATCGACGAAGTGAAGAACCCCGTCGAGGTGCTCTTCGGCATGGTGTGATCCTCGCAACTGTGGAAGCGGAACCGCCTGGTCCTCCGGGGCCGGGCGGTTCTGCTCTGCCTGAAAACCCAGCCGAGTTGGGAGCCCGCGGCCCGCGAAAAACTTCGGCTTCGCGGGGTGATTTCCTCTCTTGACTTGGGAGCCGAAACCTCGTAGGGTGGGAGCACCTACAGAAGGGATTTCCTATGAAACGATACGACGTCTGGTTCGACAAGATCAACGAGGTCGCCTGGTCCTTCAAGTCTCTGCCGAACGCTCTGGACGCAGCCATACGAGGCCCCTACCTGGTCACCGAACGCGTCCATATCGGGGACCCACGGCTGGAGTTCGTAGAGGATCTGGCCGAGACGATTTCCGATGATCCCGTGATGAGCCAACTCATCAAGGAGGCCCAGATCGCGATCGAGGAGGCTGAGGCTCTTGACTTCTACCGCAGCCACTGATCGTGCCCGCAGTCTCCTGACCGTCCGGTCGGAACGAGACAAGCAACGCCGTGTCGGACCTTCGGGTCTGGGCAAGTGCTGTGATCTTTGTCTAGGCGAGGATCTAATGGGCGTCAAGCGCCCGGGCGAGAACGAGAAGACGCCCATCGCCCCGCTGCTCGGGACGGCGTTCCATCTGCTGTGCGAGAAGCGTAGTCGCGACATGGAGCGGGAGGCCGAGGTCCTCGTAGAGCAATCGGTCCATGTCGGTGATGTCGGTGGTTACGGCCCGATCAAGGGGACGCTCGACAGGTTCGACATCGAGGCGGAGGAGGTGATGGATTGGAAGCTCGTCTCATTGAAGAAGCGGGACGCATTCAAGCGACTGTACCGCAAGTCCCAACGGGACGGCTTCGACGCCGTCGTCGAGGACTACGGAGCCGCGCAGTTCCTTCAGTACTACATACAACTCTGCCTGTACGGGAAGGGCATGGAGGACCAGGGCTACGAGGTGAGCACTGTCACGCTGTTGCTCTTGCCTCGTGACGCGACGGTGCACGTAGTTGAGTCTGAGCTCACCGCCCTGTCGATGCCTCACGACAGGGACCTCGCCATTTATGCGCTGGGGCGGGCAGGCCTAATCTACAAGAAGGCACGCGAGAGTGACGATCTGATCACAGACCTTGACAGCGCACCTGAGTGCTTCTACTGTAGTAAGTACAGACCGATCCACTACATGAAAGGTTGAGATGCGTCACGCACGACAGAACCGCCGACGTCCCGACAAGGACGACTGGCTCCTCATGATCGGTGAGAGCATCGTCATCGGGAGCATCATCTTCGCCGGGGTAGTCTCCCTGGTCATCGGAACCGCCATCTTCGGAGGTTGAAATGAAAGACGATCCTCTTTACGACATGGAGGGCGGGATGGAGCACATGGGCCCTCCTGTCCGAGTGCAGAACCACCAGACGAACCCGTCTATCGGCGGTGTCGGAGTTGGTTACACAGTTCAGTACGTCCAGATGTACGGACCGCCACTGACAGCGTTCGCAGTGACTCAGGCGCTCAACAACGCTGTGTGGGAGCGAGCCAAGATCGAGAATGACAAGGCCCGGAAGGGGGCCAACTGATGTCAACATTCACTGACCTGTTCAAGAAGTCCGGGTTGAGAGAGGTGCAGCCCGAGGACCTCTCAACATTCTCGCTACTCCTGTTCGGCCTGGCCGGGACTGGTAAGAGTTCGCTCGCCGCCACAGCCTCGAAGTGCGAGGACCTGGCGCCTGTGCTGTACATCGACTTCGAGAATGGCACCATGCCACTGGGTCAGTGGGGTGATCTCGGCAAGACGACTATCGTCCACTGTGACTCCTGGAACGACTGCGTCAAGCTCTTCGAGAACGTGATCAAGCCTTCGATCGATAAGGGTGAGTTCCCGTTCAAGACTGTGGTGATCGACACTCTCGACCAGCTTCAGGAACTCGTGGTCAACCATTTCCAGACCATCAACCCGAAGGACACCTTCGCCGCATGGGCCGCCGCCTACGAGGCACCGCGCTCCATCATCAAGGCCCTGTCGGATGCCAAGGGCGTGTCGCTCATCGCGATTACGCACGCGGAGCGGGAGACCAACGAGGTCACCGGCGCCACGCTCGTGAGCCCCTCGTTCGAGGGAAAGAAGTCTATCCGCAAGCTCCCGTCCATGTTCGACTTCGTCGGATACATGTCCTGGGTTGACACGCAGGATGAGAGCGGGGATGATGTGCTTGTGCCCGCGCTGTTCACCCAGGAGAAGTCAACCCTGACCAAGCAGCGCATCACCGGGTTCCCAGAGGCCATCGGGAACCCGACCATGTCGAAGTTCTACGGCTTCATCAAGCAGGCCCTGAACAAGACCAACTGACCGAACAGCAACCCAACAACAGAAAGAGAACCAGCATGCTGTCTATCAACCTCTCCGACATGGACGTCGCCCGTGAGGGTGGTGCCTTCGAGCTCATCAAGCCTGGCAAGCACCACGCTTACGTCTCCAGTGTCGAGGTCACCGAGTCCAAGTCCAGCGGGAAGCCGATGCTCGTCGTCGAGTGGACCGTTGACGGGGACGACACCGAGGCGGGCAAGACTGTGCTCGACCGCACTGTCTTCATCATCAAGAGTAAGCGCACCGGTAAGGAGCAGATTCACTTCAACCTCCCGAAGTACTTCGGGGCTGCTGGCCAGTGGCCGAGCAACCCGGCTGAGCTCAAGGCCAAGCTCTCCCCTGCTCAGATCGACAGCACCGTGCAGGCTGTCGAGGAGGGACTGGAGGGCGTCGGCGCTACGCTCGACATCTCGGTGGATGAGGGTCGTAAGCGTTTCGACCAGAACGGCCAGCCCGTCTACAAGACGGACGAGAACGGCGACCCGATCACTGACGAGAGCGGGAACCCGGTTCAGGACACCTGGAACCCTTCGAACTCGGTGAAGCGTCTGACCTTTGACCCGAAGAAGACCTCCTCGGCGAAGATCACGCTCCTGTAACAATCGCCTGATACGCTAGCAGCCCTCGACAAAACCGTCGAGGGCTGCTAGCGTTGTGAGCAGCAGCGAGTCGTCTCACAGAATCGAGGTATCCATGAGCCAGTTACAACAGTTCTTCGAGCGCATCCTCCCCGACGATGAGGGCTGGGTGCCCATCATGAGCCTGGGTCCTGGCGGCGGACTGTCTCGTTGCCAGTGGTACCACTGGCCGACTGAAGCGGAGCGGATGTGCAAGGTTGTCGAGAAGATGTCTGATAAGGACGTCTACTGGTCGCCTATGCTCTTCCACAAGCCTTCCACTCTGTCGTCGGCACGTCACGCGACGAAGAAGAACGTGAAGCAGTTGGCCTGTGTCTATGCGGATCTGGATGGCCTTCACCCGGATGACCTGTTCCTGGAGCCCACAGTTCTCGTGAAGTCGAGCCCCGAGCACTACCACGCCTACTGGCGCCTGTCGGACTACCGCTCACAGGGGAACCTCGACATCGAGCAACTCAATCGAGGTGTCTACCAGACTCATGCCGACACGGGCGTGGATCGAGGCTGGCCCCTGGCGAAGAAACTCCGTGTGCCCGGGACCATGAACACGAAGCCCAAGTACGGTCTTCCGACTTCAGTCACCGTCGAGTTCAACGACAGGGAGTCCTATTCGGTCAGGGAGTTCACAGCCGCATACTCTCCGGCCTCGACGCCGAAGGTCGATCTCATCATGGAGATGCCCGAGGTCGATCAGGACGGGGCCATGGCGATCATTAATCGCCTCAAGGACAACAAGATCGCGGCGCTGTATGCAGATGATCCTCTGCCATCAGACGACTGGTCGGCTCTTATGTACTCCTTGGAGTGTTCCCTGTTCGAGGCCGGTGTCGAGCTCGCTGATGTCTTTACTGTTGTTCAGGACGCGGGTTGCAACAAGTACAAACGTGACGGCCGCCCGGACAGCGACCTGTGGATTCAGATTCAGCGCGACAAGGCGCGTTGGGATGATGACCAGGAGGTCCAAGCCGATCTCGCTGACGCGATTGCTATCGAGGCGATCAACGGGGAGCCGATACGCATCCCTAGATTGCAGGACGAGCGCAATGGGTTGTTCTGGGGTGACGTGCACCTGATCAACGATAAGTTCGATAATGTTCCGCAGGATACTGTGGTGGACTCGTTGGCTCAATACATGAGCGACATGTCGTCACGCACATCGAAGCAGTTCAACTACGCGGCGGCCATGTCGATCCTGTCCGCAGTTCTCGGATCGGACATCCGGGTTCGCACGTCGTTCGGCAGGTTGAGTTGCAACCTCTACACGCTCCTTCTGGGGCGGACGACTCGCGACAAGAAGTCAACCACGGCCAGTTACGTGAAGCATTTCCTTCGTCGTGTCGGGGCGGAGTTCAACCTGGACCTCATCGGCCCTGAGGATCACACTCCCGAGGCCTTGGCTCAGCATTGCGGGGAGCGGCCCGGAGAGTCGCTCCTCGTGATCCTGGATGAGGTGCAGGATCTGTTCGCTCGGGCTATGCGCTCCGGCTCGTACATGGACGGTGAGATCGGTTTCCTCACGAAGGCCTATGATGGCTACATCCCATCGATAGCCCGGAAACAGAAAGGTCACGAGTATCGCAGAGAGACGCCGTTCTCCCTGTCGATCCTATGCATGGGGATTCTGGACCAGGCTGCGGGGAACCTGAAAGTGGAAAAGATCGCTTCAGGGTTCGTCCCAAGGTGTCTGCCCGTTCTGCCTGAGTCCACGGAATTCGACCCGGCAAGGACCATGGACGACTTCACTATCCTGTCGGATACGGACGACGAGACGCTCCAACGGCAGGACAATATGTTCAATCTGAATCTCCGGCTTCTGACGCTCGCCAAGTACCACTGGCGTCAGGAGCGCGAGGCCCTGGAGCCTTTCACGGTTGAGGGCGAGGATGCACGCGCTCTCATCGCCTTCGAGGAGAAGGCCCTGGATCGTATCCGGGACGCGGGGAACATGTGCGCGGTACTCGCGGACCAGCACCCGTTGTACAGCGAGTACCTGATCCCCTGTGTTGAGCGTCTGGGTCTGTCGATCCTCCGTATGGCAGCTTTGATTGCCGCTGCTGAGCAGCAGCACATGGTCAAGATGCGCCACGCCTTGAAAGCCGTTCAGTTGGCGGAAGTTCACCTGAAGTCTTTCGAGGCGTTCGTCGCCTGCGCTGCGGACTCCGACATCAGCAAGGACGTCGCGCAGGTCGAGGCCTTCCTGGCGGCCCAGCCCAACAAGACAGCGACGCGTGACGCCGTGCTGGGTCATCTTCTCCGCCGGATCGACAATACTCGACGGGCCGATGAGATCGTTGATGCCGGAGCTCGCATGGGGCGTCTCGCTGCATCAGTTGTGAGAAACGAAGCAGGGAAGAAGGTCAGGATGGTTTCACTCAAGCAACGAGACTGACTCGTGAGAACCCCGGGTTGCGGCCCGGGGTTCTCTCTGTGTACTATACATATGTACCGACCAACGAGGAGAGAACCGTGCAGATACTGGTACCAGACGTCAACGGCCTGACGGGCGAGCAGTTCGTTGCGCTCCAGCAGGCCAAGAAGGACGCAGGCATCGAGGATCCTATTGAGGTCACCGACCGAGCCACGCCCGGCAACAAGTTCACTGTGGGGGCCTTCGGGGCCCCAGGCACGTGGATGCTCGACCAGCTCGACAGGGCTGCGAGGACCGAGGGCCGCTCGCAGAACTCTTACGGGTTTGAGAGCATCTTCAACGGATCCGAGCTCCACCTGGACATCGAGACCTACTCGACTGTCGATCTGAAGAAGAACACTGTCTATCGATACGTCGAGGATGAACACTGGATGATCCTCATCTGTTCATGGTGCGTCGGCCAGGGAGAGATTCACACTGCTTACGGGCACGAGGAGATCAAGGCGATCCCCGGGCTGTTCGACCCTACGGTGAAGAAGATCGCTCACAACAGCGACTTCGAGCGAATCAACTTCAGCGCGCTTAAGGGTCTCCCCGTCGGCACGTACATCGATCCTGAGGAGTACATCGACACGGCCGTGCTGGCTTCGCTGTGGGGCTATCCGCGTTCCCTGAAGGGCTTCTGCAAGGTCGTTGGAGGCGAGGCCAAAGACGAGGCCGGCGGGCGGCTCATCAACATGTTCTCCGTGCCCAACCGTAAGGGTGGTAGAACGCGGCCCGAGGAGCGCCCCGCGGATTGGGAGGCCTACGTCGAGTACAACCGACAAGATGTCATCTCTATGCGGGACAACATCTACAGGCTCGGCAAAGGGTTCCCGTCCGCAGAGGAGTACGAGGCCTGGATCACCGCCACTCGGATCAATGACAGAGGTATCAAGATCGACACGGCGCTGGCGGGCGCCGCCCACCGTCAGTATGAGGACAACAAGAAGAAGGACTTGGCTCGGGTCAAGGAGATCACAGGGCTGGACAATCCGAACAGTGTGCAGCAGTTCAAGGGCTGGCTCGCCGACCGGGGCTTCAAGATGGAGTCAATCGACAAGGCCCATGTCGCCGAGCTCTTGGAGCGCGACGATCTCCCGGACGAGGTTCGTGAGGCTGTGGAGCGCAAGCAGTTGGCGGCCCTGTCAGCAGCGACCAAGTACGTCGTCGCTCAGGGATCGACAAACTCGGATGGTCGGTTGCGCGGGACGATCAAGTACAGCAATGCAAACACCGGTAGGATGACCGGGGTCACACTGAGTCCGCACAATCTTCCCCGCGACCACTTCACGGACGCCGAGGGTGAGCACGATACCGAGGCAGAGCAGGCCGCGATCGACAAGTTGCTAGCCGGCGTGCATGTGGGCTCGGAGGACCTCAAGAAGCTCGTGCGCCCGCTGCTCGTGGGGCCCTTCACCGTGTCGGACTACAGTGCCATCGAGGCCCGCCTCACCGCGTGGGCAGCCGGGGAGGACAGTGTCCTGGAATCCTTCCGCAAGGGCGAGGACATCTACGTTGCTACAGCAGAGCGTATGGGCGGGGCGAAGGCGGGGTTCGATCGTCAGCGCGGGAAATCCGCTACTCTCGGTTGCATTGCTGAAGGGTCACTGGTTCTCACGAATCGAGGTCTCGTTCCGATCGAGACCGTTGGTATTGCAGACAAGGTCTGGGATGGGGTAGAGTTTGTGCGGCACGAAGGTGTCGTCTACAAAGGACAGAAAGAAGTGATGCATTATGACGGACTCACTGCGACCCCGGACCACAAAGTTTGGGTCGCGTTCGAGGGGGAACCTCGGACGGTACGACTCGACTACGCAGCCGCCTGCGGAGCACGTCTCGTTCGCACCGGATCGAGTGGGGCTTCAGTACGGATGGGTGAAGATCATCAGTCCGGAAGTTCGCTACACCCGGAAGGGTTGGCACACGCCAATGATGCTGACCGAGTGCACGGGTTGTGGCCGACAACAGTGGTCAAACCTGGAAAGTTTGCGTCTGGGTCGTTCGAAGGGGTGCCAGTCGTGCAGCAGCCAGCGTACTTTGCCGAGGTACCTGGATCAGATTCTCACCTCGGCCAAGCAGCGATGTACGAATCCGCACGATCCGAACTGGGGTCGTTACGGGGCTCGTGGGATAACCTTCGATTTCCCATCAGTGACAGAGGCGGGGCTCTGGATTCTGGAGAACCTGGGGGACCGACCGCCGAAGCACGAACTCGATCGCGTAGACAACGACAGGGGGTATGCTCCGGGAAACCTCCGTTGGGCGACTCGGACTCAGAACCAGGCCAATCGACGGAACACGATCTTAGCCGAGTTCCACCAAAAAGAGTGGCCTTACGAGGAGCGAACAACTCGACGGAAACTTCGCGAAGGGTACACCCGAGAACAGATCATCGAGCAAGCGCGATTGGCCGTGAAGGAGAAGCGCAAGAACTGGCGGGGAATCGAACAACGGTTGCAGTCTATGACATCCTAAATGCCGGGCCACGACACCGATTCACCGTGTCAAATGTACTCGTGCACAACTGTGGTTTCGGCGGAGGAGCAGGAGCACTACTCAACCTCGGGGGAGCCAAGATTTATCCAAAGAGCACACCCGATGACGTGATCTGGGCGGGGCTCACCTCGCTAGTTGAGACTTGGCGTGTTGCGCATCCGCACATCGTGTCCTGGTGGAAGCAGGTGCACACCGCCTTCGACAAGGGCGGACCGGCATCAAGGCGAATCCCTGTGGATGTCGAGATTGTGGGCAACGACCGCTACGTCTGGCTCCCCTCGGGACGGGCGCTCGTCTACCACAACTGCCGCCGTGAGTACGTGCAGCCCAAGGACCGCAACGGCAAACCACTGCCTTACCGCCGTCGGGCGTGGGTCTGCGACGCTGTGGTGGGCAACGGGACACAGCGTCGTATTGTCGGAGGACCTACGCAGGTCGAGAACATCATCCAGGCCATCGGCAGGGACCTGCTCACGCACGCGCTCGTCAACGTCGAGCGAGCCGGATTCCGCACGGTCACGCACGTTCATGATGAGATCGTTACAGAGACTACTGGCGGATTGACCGTAGAGAGACTATCCTCGCTCATGTGCGACCTACCGGACTGGGCAGAGGGACTGCCGGTCGAAGCGGCCGGTTACACGACACGGAGATACCGGAAGGACTGACCATGAACTACCCCGCACATCCTGACGACACACTGGTCGAACGCTTCGTTCGTCCGCGCCCGCGAACCTGCTGGGCCATCAAGATCGAGGAGCGCTCCATCGAAGCGGCCCGCACCGTCGCCCGTCGCTACGGCGTCAGCCTCCGCGACCCCGAGTTCTTCTACGGGCAGTGGATGGTGATCTGGCCCGACAAGAACGTCGAGTTCTACTCCGACAAGGACCTGGACGCCACCTTCGAGACGGAGCACCTCTGATGCATCTCCCGTTCGCAGTGGATCGCTTCATCGCCGTCCTGGAGGACAACTACAACAACGCCACCACCGATGCCGGGCGCGACCAGGTCGTCGCAGACGCCTGCCGACTGTGGGCCATCTGGCAGCCCGTCCCGCCCGCATCAGCTGCGATCTCGCAGTGGATCAATGAACACAAGAAGGAGAACCGATGAAGTTCAAGACACAACCGCAGGCTCTCGGCTCGCTCGAAATCGGCGAGAAGGTGCTCATTCCCGTCGATTTGGCGGCCACCCTCATCGCTGTCGAGCCACCCAACGACAAGGGGCTGTGCAAGGTGACCTGGAAGCTCCCGGAGGTCAACGTCCAATTCCACACGTACGGCACCCGGTATACATCAGTAGACAAGGTAATTGGAGAGGAGGAGACCGATGAGTGAACGCATCCTAGCTGTCGATGCCGGGGTCTCAACGGGCTGGGTCCTGGGCCAGCAGCCCAGTGATCCGTACGACGAGGGCTCCGAGATTCTCGACTTCGGCCAGTTCCGCAGCGAGCGCTGGGAGGAGACTGTCACCGAGCTCCTCACCAAGCTCACCAGCGAACCGACCACCCTCGTCATCGAGCAGTTCGACTTGCGACCCAATAACAAGTTCCGCGCTGATCTCACCACTGTTAAGGTCAACAGCGCCCTGTCGTACTGCGCGACAGCATGGAACCCGAATGTCCGTATCATCTGGCAGACCCCTGGTCAGGCGAAGGGCGTCATCACCGACAAAGCGCTCAAGGCTCTGGGTTTTTGGCCCACTGGCAAGAACGTCGGCTGCCCGGATGCTGACGACGTGCGGGACGCAGCACGTCACTTCTACTACTACTCGATCAAGACCTGCCACGACGCCAGTCTGGCAGCGCGGATGGGCGGCCGTCATGCCAACGCTGATTGATAAGTTCCAAGAGATTTGTGATAGCAAGTTTGGGTTAAGTGCAGGCCAGGAGCACGAGGACCTCGACGGCAAGCCGTTCATGTACCGGTATGACTTCTGCGCCCATGACACGCCTTGCGTAGTTGCACTGCACTACAGCAACTTCAATCTCGTTGGTTGTGTTCAGCACAACGGCTACACGTTCGCCCGCAAGACGCGCTGTACTTCTGCGCACGACATCTATGTGATGATCGCCCAGGTTTACGAGATCCAGTTCGCCGTTGTCGAGCCTAGTGGCTACCCGATTGAGGGCTACATGGGGCCAGACTACGACTACATTGGAACCTGGGACGCTCGACGCGATGACTTGCAGATCGACGACTACCTTCGAATCAACGAGCACATGCAGGTCTGTCAGGGTCCCGGCTACGCCCGGATGCCACTGGAGCAGATGTCTTCAGAGCCTGTCGAGGACGAAGAGAAGACTGACGTCGTGATCTCCCCGAAGCACTACGCTTGGTTAGGCAACGCGCTGGCCGAGCAAGTCGAGAACGTCGGCGATGTCGAGGTATTCAACGTGCTCATGGCTGCCTTCGACAAGGACCCGCTTCTGTGGCAGGTCGGTAAGTACCTGCTCCGCGCAGGACGCAAGGACGACAGGAAGCAGGACCTGAAGAAGGCGAGGTGGTACCTGGACAAGGCCATCGAGTGTTGATACACTGAGCCCGTCCAACATTCGAAGCGTGTTGACATCTTCCTAGTTTGCATGAGAAGACCCCCGGTTGCCGCCGGGGGTCTTCTTGTCACTCCTCGTCGAGCTCGGCCTCAAGTTCAGTGACGCGCTTATGAAGCCTGGTCAGTTCATCAGAGTATTGCTTGAGCAGGGAGTCCTTGGCCTTGATGATCTCAGCCCAGGTCTCTGTGTCCTGCTTGGACCTCTGGAGTTCGGACTCCCGAATGCCGCGCTTCCTGTCGGCCAGAACCTTCATGATCTGGGGGATAGACGCAGCAAGGGCTGTGGCGAGCGCAATAATAGATGTAATTGTGGCGCTCACCTCAGGCCTCCCGCTCGATCGCATCCTTCGCGTCCTGGACTGAACGAGCACGTTTCACAGCAGAGTGGAGGACGTTCCACCGTGCAACCAGGAAGAACCACAGAGCCCACAGTAGGAGCGCATGAGGTCGGGACCCAGGGCCGTTCAGGGCTATGATACCGCTGGCCGCCATGAAGCCCAGGAGCGGTGTCAGAGCCACGTACTCGAACTGCGACAGGCGCCGGAGGACGAAGATCATAGCGAACAGAGCCGTGATGAAAATCCCCAAGAACAGCAGCATGTGGTAGTGCAGAGCGAGCTCTGGGATGTCCATGAAATGTCGAGGCCCGTGCAGCCGTGAGATGGCGTAAGCCGACAGGGAGCCGTACGACAGGGCACGGGAGAACCGATCGAGGTGACGCTGCCACGGAGGTGCGGAGACGTAGGCGCTCATTTGACCCACCCGTAGATGACATAGTTCGTCGTGATGAGGTGACCGACGATGCCGCGGGGAACGATGATCCTGATCCGCTTGATCGTGCCGTCCTTCTCGGAGAACTGGTGCCAGTTGTTATTGTCGGCCGAGAAGGCGCCAGGCCACTCCTCTGCGTTGCCGTTGGTGATCAGTGTCACCGCAACGCCGGTGTAGGTGTTCTTCAATGGCAGATAGGCGAAGGCGGAGTCCGTGGTCTGGTCATTGCCATAGTAGGACCACTCGGTGATCCTCAGGACGGAGACGCCCATCTCCTGTCGGAACTTCGACTCCTCACCCTGCTTGCCCCACAGGATTCTGCCGTAGCAGGGCGTAGCGGGGGTGAAGGTCTCGTTGCCGTTCACCATCCAGGAGGCGATTGAATCACCGTTCATCTTCCAGCCAGCGCCGTCCCAGGTGATGAACTTGCCGTTGTTCTTCAGGTAGAAGAGGAACGGGTTGTCGGTGGTCGGCTTGAGACCAGTGCGCTCCAACTCCATGCGCTTGGTCGTAGCGCCCTGGATGTTGGTCACACAGTAGACCCCGTTGTACCGGAGGTTCTGGATGGCGTTCGACACGGAGTTCATGCCCAGGTTGAGGAAGTTCTCCCAGGTGTTGACCGTGTCGTCCGCGGAGTACTTGTAGACCCCGTTGCTGTCTATGGCTCCCATGTAAGACCCTCCACGAACTCTTTGCTTAGATAGCCTGAGTCTATCGCTTCCTTGCGGGTAATCTCCGCGCGAGTGACGTTGCCCCCTGGAATTCGGCGGGCCGCTTTGACCTGCCACGAGAACCAGGTGCCCGCCTCGCCCTCGACTTCGAACTCACCATCCTCGACAGGGCCGAGGACCTTCACACCATTCGAAGCGAACACGGAGACTGGGACGTCCGGTCGGTGAAGAGGCTCGAAGTAGTCGGGCAGGGACACGGTCATACGTCCGGACTCCGGAAGAGTCTCGTTGCCCCAGTACTCGATACCATCATGTGGAGACTCGGTGCACCCGTGGACGAGGATCTTCTCCCTGTCGAGTGGGTGAGCTTCCACGAAAGTCTTCGGTTGGTTGGCGTGGAAGCCCCCGCTCACGGTCAACCCGTCGAGGAAGTTCCCCTTTCCGCGGAAGTGGACGGCCTTATCGGCTTGGAAGTTGAGAACCCCCTTCGTGATGAAGTACGAGTTCGTGGGAGACATGGAAAGGTGCCAACCACGGATGCGGTTCGAGTCGTAGCCGCCCTCGACGAGGAAGGTGTGCTTCGACAGGTTGAGCTGCGCGAGGTCTTTCTCGTTCGCGTTGAAGTCCAAGGCGTTGATGCGCAAGCCGTCATTCATGGCTGAGATACGAGAGCACTGTCCGGGATAGCCGCCATAAGGGGTGAGTTCAATACGACCCGGCGTAAGCTGCGTACCGACACGGAGGGTATCGCCGAAGGTGTGGTAGAGATTCACCAACGGGGTCCTGGACCAGATGCCGATAGCCATCTGCGGTTTGTCGGTCTCGGGATCGTACGCGAGCACACCAGAAATGCGTCCATTGATAGTCTGCTTGCTGTCGATGATCGGCAGGTTGGACCCCGTACCGAAACGAATATTCTGTCTTGTCCTCTCGGGATCGAGCAGGAAGTCGCCGCCGATGAACCGCCCACCAATGAAAGTCTGGCCTTTCAGGGTGTCCGAGTCGATCAACGAGGCGTTCAAAGTACCAGTGACGATCTTGTTCGCATCCAAGGACGCGACCACAGCACTGTCCGCAGTGATGGCACCTGCCGCAAGCTTAGCCGCAGTGATCGTACCTGCTGCAATACGCTGGCCGTTCAGCAGACCTGTCGTGATGGTACCCGCGTCGAGGCTCCCGATCACTCCAGACTCAGCGGTGATGGTACCGGCCTGAAGCTTGTCCGCGGATATCGAACCTGCTGCGATATGCGCACCGCGGATCGTGTTCGCCTCGATGAGCTCGCCGGCGATCTTGTTGGCAACAATGGACTTCGCCTGAATGATCCCGGCCCAGATCGTGTCGGCGACAGCCTTCTGAATTTGAGCCGTGCCCGCGGTGAGCTTACCGACATCGAGGGTGGAGATCATACCGTCGGTCAAGCGCTGCTGGATCCACTCCAGTCCACTCCAGCGGTACTCGACAAGGATGGAGCCTGTCTTGGGCTCACGACCGCGCGCTGTGTCACCCGGGTTGTATCCACGAAGAGGAGGGAAACCAGCACCATCGTAGTAGAAGACACGCCCTCCGTCCTGTCGGACCATCTCCAGGATGTCGTTGCGGAGCTTGTCCGCACGCTTGGCGATGTTGAACGCCTCGGGGTCCTGTTTCGGATCGACCTCGACCCACTCCGAGCCGTTGTGCCCATGCACGACTTGAGAACCATGAGCGGACGGGTTCCAACCCGGGAACAGGTCGGGGCCCGGTGTCGTCCGATTTCCCGGCCAAGAGATGTACTCGTAAGAGCCCATGTCACTTCGCCCGGATGATGTAGTTCAGGACCGTGTACGGGGGCATATTGTTGTGCGGGTTGTTCGCACCAACGGGCTGAGCCTTCAGCTCACCCATAGAACCACCAGCCGTACCTGAGGCGATGTTCCACTGAGTACCCCCGGAGACGTTCGATCCCCAGATACCCATGTCACCCCAGTTAGCCACCGAAGGGTTACCGAGCTTGTGCTCGTGGGACGGCATCTCCGCAACGGTCAGAGTGTGAGTGATCTCGCCGCCCTTGTTGTTCAGATTTCGGAACACTGAATTGGTTTCATCACGACCGACAAGGACCATACCCTGAAGGTTGGGCAGCACGAAGTTGCCCCCTCCCTCAGGGCCGTAAAGGTTACGGCACACCGAGTAGAGCTGGGGATACTGGGACTTGTTGACCTTGCGCCCGTCGCACAGAAAGTAATTCTCCGGAACCTGCACTCCGACCCAGGCGAATACCGCGCCGACAGGGACGGTGGGCCCGTTGGTGAAAGGCCGGAGGAAGTATTTCTCCAGCTTGATCAGGAACTCGTTACCGTCGATGTAAGTCTTCAGGGTGTTGATGGCGTCCTGGACGGCCTTCACTTCAGTGGACTTGGCGAAGGTGGCTTGCGCGGAGTTCCAGTGGTCCGCGTCGTTCTTCAGGGCCTGTGTAGCGTCCGCCTGAGCCTTGACCACCGCGGTCTTGTTCTCAGCCGCAGAAGCAACTGCCGCCTCAGCGTTCTTGGACGCTGCGACAACGCCATCTTCGACCTTGTTCAGTTTGACGGCGGTGATGGGCGTGGCTTGGGCACCCTCACCATCAACCCAGTTCGCGTTCCGTTCGTAAGGCATTAGTCTTCCTTCCCCGCCTTCCTCATGCGGAACAGTTTACCGTCGGGAGACATCCATACAGAAGTATTAACGATGCCCTTCGACGGTGGGTAGGGGGATGTGAGCACCTGACCTTCAATACGACGGAACGTATCGGCAACGCCCTGGCTGGCCTGAGCGAGCCTGGCCTGGAGGTTGTCGTTGTTCGTCATCTCGACTCCCATGAGCCAGACGTTGTTCGCCAGTGACGACAGGCCGTCGATCCACGGGACAACCACGTTCTCGCGGTTGTTGGGGTCATAGGCCGCGATGATGGTCGTCTTGAAGATGTGCGACTGCCCGTCCGGGGGAACTACGAAGATGTTCGGGCTCGGGTTGACGTTGCGCTTCCACGCGTTGTCGGAGTAGAAGTCGAAGCCCACCTGGAACTGAGCGGTCTGAGTGGACTCGTTCCGCAGCGAGAACGCGAACGTGTACGTGTCGTTCTTCGTAGCACGCTTCACCTTCGGTGGAAGGATCAGCAAACGCCGGGCCCCGCCCGACGTGTCACCACCGACCCAGTGGTAGCGCCCCGGGTAGTCGGTCTCGATACGCCAGTTCGACGGAGTCGCGGCCGTGGTCCAGGCGACAGGGAACGTGGCTTCGAGGATGTCCGAGGTGCCAGAGCGGAGGCGCTCCAACGCGGCACGGTCCTCGTCCGACATGGAGGTCTTGGGGGTGACGTCCACGAAGTCCTGGCGGGACTGGTCGTAGGAGTACATCCTGTAACCGTCGTCCGTGTCGAACCACAGGTCGCCCTGCTTACGTCCAGCGAGCGGCGGCTTGTCCGGCCGGTAGAAGATGGTGTTCTTGCCGTCCGCGCTCTTCTGTGCCTGCTCCGCAGCGAGCTTAGCCGCGGTGGCCATGTCTTCCAGGCCCTGGGCCTTCTTCAGCGCCTGGTTCGCCTCGGTCTGCGCCTGGGCGGCCTTCTTAGCGGCCTCGACGATGTCCGGGTCCTTGATCGGAACCCACTTGTCCGTGGCCTTGTCGTAGCGGTAGGGTTCGTTCTTCCCGTCCGCAGTGTTGATCCACAGGTTGCCCTCGACACGGTCAGCCCCAGCGGGCTCGGTCGGTGAGACGATCACACGACCATCGCTGCCGGCCTTCTCCTTGATGTCCTTGATCTGCTTCTCAAGGTCGGCCTTGGTCTTGTCGTACTTCTTGTCGGCCTCATCGGCGCGTTTCTGAAGCTGGACAACGCCGTTGTGGGCCTCCTCCAGGTTGTCCGACAGGGACTTGGAGAGGTTCTTCAAATCGACAGCGCCCTCGCCCAACGTGCCCGTGCCGTAGGTCTGACGAACCCACTTCCCGGCCATGTCGAGCTTGAAGTTCTCGGCCTTGTCGCCGACGCGCTTCATGGAGGCCTGCTCCCAGCGCCATATCTCGGTGACGTTGTTCTTGTCGCCGACGTAGACATACCAGACCGCGTTGGGGTGGAGCGGGTAGTCCGGCTTCTCCTTCTGCACACCCGGAGTGCGGTTCACCGGCGGGCGAGTGGACCAGGTCACCGCATCCTGGGCGAGGCGCGACACGCGCTCAATGGACTCGTTGTCCGCGAGCTTGTCACGCATCTGCGCGATCTCACCGGCCATAGGCGCCCAGCGGTTCGCAGCGTGGTTCGCGGAGACGATAGCGTCACTGGTGCGCTGCTCCAGCTTGTTGATCTTACGCTCGATGGCGCAGGTCCAGGACTGCGTCTGCTTCGAGACATTCGGTGCGGGGTACAGGTGGCCCTCATAGTCCCGGCTCATAGAATCCCCTTGTCGCTGATCTGCTGAAGCGTCTGGCCACCGCCGGAAAGCATCTGAACCTTCGGGTACACGCGCTGGACGTCACCCAGTGTCGTGTCTCTGGCGGAGGTCAACTGAGCATTATTATCCGACAGGGAGGCGTTCGATACACGCCACCAGTGCCCGCTCTGCTTGTACCGGACCCCCGCAAGGCGGCCGAATACCTGACGCTCACCATTGGCCTCGGTGTCTCGAAGCGGGTTGGCGCCCTGCCACGTGGAGTTCAAGGCGTGCCCGCTGTACTGATCCGCGGTCCACTGAGCGGCATGGTAGGCCTGAGTGCGTGTGGTGATGCACTGGTTGTCGATCGTCTGCTCCTCGTCCGTTCCGGGTGTGCCGGTGTGGAAGGGGACCGTCTCGATATCGACGTAGGTACCGTTCTCCCCGAGCAGGAAGAGGCCGTTGTAATCGGTCTTCCCATCGGACTCGCAGATGCGGTAGGGGCTGAGTTCGTCGAACAGCATGCCGGTGACGATGACATCGACAGAACGCTTGTCCTTGTTGAGGCGCACCTCAAGACCCCCACCCATGTCGTACCACTGGGCCGGGGTGATCGCCTTGTTGTCCTTGCCGACAACCATGTAGATGCCGTTCGGTGTGTTCTGGTTGTCCACCAGGGGTGCCTTGTTGACGACAGGGATCGCCATGACCTGACGAGGCTGGCGCACAGAGGACACCTCGCAGGGGAGCTGGAGCGTGGTCACTGTCTGCTCCCCTGCGTTCACCGTGATCACGGGCGTGTCGGTCTGCCCGAATGTCGTCTTGGCGTCCGGGTAGAGCAAGGGCGCCGGGGGCCAGATCACATCATGCCTGAAGGCGCGGCGGTGGTAGACGTTCACGTCGATGTTCTTCACCTTCTGTGAAGAACTCATCGTGTGGTTGTAGCCGGAGACCACGTCGTTCACGTACATGATCCGGTTGCGGAGCGGCTGGAACCGGAGCCTGCCGACCTCCCACGACATGTCGATCTCGTTGGCGCTGAGCCACTGCTTCATGGCCTGCCAGACGACAACCCGCTGAGTGGGAACGTCGTACTTCTCCTTCAGCAGTGACTTGTCGATCTCCAGGATGTACTGCGAGCGCTTGATCCCCACAGCGTTGAAGAACATCTCGATGACAGCCTCGATCGGCTGCTGGGTCATGCTGGGGATGGTGCCCGCCTGGACGAGTGCCGACAGGGGTGAGCCTCCGGTGAGAGTCCAGCCCGACTCGGAGCCCTCGATGTCGGTGATACGGAACTCGGTCGAGCCGTACTCGTTCGAGATCACAGTCATGCTCTGCCCGAGCATCGTCATCAGGTTCGGCTGGTACCCGATGCCCTGCACCTGCAACTGAGGGACTCCGGTGTCCGAGGCGCCCCTGTCGAGCGACGTGGCGTCCTCAGCGACGGACCAGGAAGAGACCGTGGAGTTGTCTACTCCGGTGAACCTCACAGCCACGGCCAGACCTCCTTCACCGAGAACTCAACCTTATGGAACCTCTTATTGGACTCGACCTGGATCGAGCCCGGATCGACCATCATTGACGTGAATCCCATGGGCGGAGCGTAGGACGTGATGTTCGGACCTGCGCTGAGCCGATTCATCATCGTGGAGTTCCTCACGTGCAGGTCGCACACGAGAATCTGGGTGTCCGGGGTCCAGGTATCCTGCTCGATGTGCAGCCACGGCCCGGCCTTCACAGCATCCGCAGGCACCGTCCACCCTCCGGACCACTGGGCCCAGCCGTCTCCGAGCTCCTCGCGCTTCTGAAGACCGACGTCAGTGAGCCCCGAAGTGCCGTTCTCCTTTATGTACCGGACACCGCCACGGAAGGGCTTCGAACCCTTGAGGATCTTGGCCTTCACCTCGATGTCGATCTTGTCTCCGCCCTTCAGATCCGAGTAGTACCTCTCGGGGATGTAGTGGTCGCGGACGTTCAGCAGCCGGGCATTGCCAACAGGGGCGCGTTCACTCGTGTCCTCCCCGATCAGCACACCGCCGGGGTTCATCTCCGGGTTGGTGAACAGTGACCAGGGGGCGTGCGGGTCGTTGTCCGTGTAGCCGGTGCCCGCATCGAGCACGCCACGCACCCAGTGCAGGAGCCCGGCGCCATTGGCCTCAGCAGGCTTGATGCTTATGGTCGTGCGGATCACGTCGTCCGACATGTTGGGGGTGCTATTCGTTACGTAAGGCGCAAGAGGAGAACCATCCTTAAAAACGAACTTGTCCGTGTCGTCTCCAACCGTCTGCACGTAGAAGGTATAGCCCGGGGGGATCAGCACGGTCTCCTCATAGGTGGCCGGAGCCGTGGTCGCCTTACCGGTCATTCGCAGCGCGTACTCGGGGCCTGTGCCGGAGCGGGTGTCCATCTGGGCGAGCACCGTGCCGTCCTTCGCGAAAGCGATGGGTGATAGGGTGTCCACCAGGAGGAACGGCTTCCCGAGGAAGGGCGATAGGACATTGAGGTCCGGCCTGTTCAGGCAGTCCACGTATCGAATAGGGTTCGAGCCCGCTGTCGAGATCAGGTCCATGAGTGCCACATAATCAGCCGGGGCCATCACGTTCCATGCGAGCTTGTACGCCTTCGAAGCATACCGAGACGGGGTCATCCCATTCGCCCCGTTGACGAGCTGGGTGACCTGCCCCCAGGGCGTCGCTTGAATAGCGGCGTCCTTGGCCGGGGCCGGAAGAACAAGATTCTTGTCTCCGACCCCGAGCACGCATCGGTTATCCAGGACTGCCATCAGTACGACCCCCTCTGTCCGTTAACCGCATTGTATCGGTTAACCGAGCTGGAGATCACCCGACCGTCGAGTGTGATCATACTCGACATGGACCGGGCGAGTGCGGCGATAGTGCGAGAGGAAAGATCCACTCCGCCTCGCGGAATACCGCCGCCAGAATACGACACGGACGGGGCGTAGCGCCTGGCGTTGATCGCGTCGAACATCCCGGAGCCGTAGGTCTCCACAGCGCTGCGGTTGATGACGTACTCACCACTGCGGACCGCAAACAGAGACCCTGTCGGGTTCATCGCGAGCAGATTGTCCGTGTGGTAGTTCCCGCCCGGGTTCCCAGGGATCATCCCACCCGCGGGACCGCCCCCGGCGAATCCAGTGATCGGGGCGCCCAGGGCGATTCCGACACGGGTTCGGATCGGGCCGCCGTTGGCGTAGGCCGGAATCGGGCCGCCGTTGTGGAACCAGGACTTGACCGTGTTCCAGGCCGAGCCGACCTGCTGCGCAACGAACTGGACCGTACGCGTGGTGGCCAGCTGGGTGAAGGCATTCATGACGCCCCAGTAGGAACCCTCGTCCTTCTTCGCTTCGAAGTTGGCTTTCCTGTTCTCAGCGGCCTTATCTAGAGCTTCAGTGACGGAGCGTTTCTTGCTCTCGTTCGTCTTGGGCTCGTACTCCGCGTCACGATCCTCAGCGGTCTCGTCGAGCTCCTTGTCGGTGTTGTTCTTGTCGCCTTCGTTGACGTCCGGCTTGTACTCGGCCTCACGGGGCTCGCCAGTCTCGTCGAGCTCCTCCTTGGTCTGCTGGTTATCGCCCTCGTTGACATCTGGGTTGAAGATGGCCGGGCGGTCATCAGCGTTCTCGTCGAGCTTCGCCTTGGCAGCCTCATAGGTAGCGTCATCGACATCGGAGTTGTAGTTGGCGTCGCGAGGCTCGGCCATCGCGTCCAGTTCCTCCTGGGTGAGACCGAACGCCTCGGCGTTCAGTTCGGGGAGGTACTGCTTGTTCTCGTCCTTACCGAGCTCCTCCAGGTAGTTCTTGGTTTCGTCGTACTCCTCCTGAGAAGCCTTCGGAACGTACTTGACATAAATGTCATAGGCGAGCTCGTTCATCCTCGTGTTGAGTCGAGCAGCACCCTGCTCGTCAACCTTGGGGACGAACATCGTAGGCCGACCCTCAGCGTTGGCGTTCTCACCGTTCTTGATCTGGTCGAGCTGGTTGAGAACCATTCCACGAGCGTCGCGATCAACGTCGGGGTGGTACTCCGCCTCACGAGGCTCAGCCATGTCATCGAGGGCCCCGCCGGTGGCAGCCGCAGAGGGCTCGTCGAGCTCGGTCGGAATCTCCGCCGGGCCGTAGTCGCCGTTAGCGACGTCCTCGATAGCCTGCTGAGTCGCAGCAGCAGTGCCGTTGTCGGTGACGTTCTCCTCGACAGAGCGGGGGACACTCTGAATCGTGGACGCCAGGCTATCGAAGCCGCCCGCCAGCTCGGTGACCTCTCCGCGGTTGAAGCCCATCTGAACCGCCTGGTTGATGAACTCCTCCTTGAGCTGGCGCGCGTAAGCCGCAACCTGCTCATTCGAGGCGCCCGTGGCAGCGTAGGCCTCGATCATCTCCATCATGGTGGACTGCAACTGCTTCAGTGCAGCCCTGTTCTCGATGGCGGCCTGCGTGTAGCCCTTGAGGGCGAACATGCCCTTCTGGGCCTCAGCGATCTCCTTCTCCTTGTCGGCGATCTGGGAGCGGGTGTCGTTGATGTTCTTATTCGCCTTGTCGATGTCAGTCTGAGTGGACTGAATGCGCTCCTTGTCGCCATACTTCTTCGCGATCTCGTTGAAGTACTTGGCGTCGCGGAGTTCCTGCTGCTGCTCCGACAGGGTGGTGTTGAGGTCCTCGATCGACTTCTTGGCATCCGCAATGGTCTTACGGGCGTCCTCGATCTTCTTCCTCATCGTGTTGAGCTGCGAGTGGTAGTTGTCCTTCGCAGACCGAGACTTCCACCACTTCTCCATGCTCTCCTTCATCGCGGTGGAGAGGCGCGACAGGAAATCCTTGAAGAGCTCGGCGGGTGACTTCTCCTTCTGCTTCGCCTTGGAGGAACCACCAGAGGGCGAGGAGGACCGAGGCGTGTGAGACTTGGGCGTGTGACTCCGAGGCGTGGAGGACCTACGAGGTGTGTGCTGACGGGGAGTGTGACCGCCACCGCCACCGCCGCCTCCGCCACCGCCTCCGCGGGACTTACGGGGCGTCGGCTGGTAACGACCCATGGCAGACTGGAAGGCAGCAGCAGCGCTCCCAGCCCCTCGCCCGCGACCCTTGCCCTTCTTGGTGAGCTGGCCGCCGATCTGCCCGACAGCCGCCCCGGTCTTGGCGCCCGCGAGCATCGCTTTGGCGAGCGACAGGCGCTGAATGATCTGCCCGACAACGGAATCGGTCTCAACCTTCATGTTCTTCAAGTCGATCTTGAGTCCGTTGTAGTTGACCCCCGGGCCATTGATGTTCTTGGAGATGATCTGCCAGAGAACACCCATGTCCTGGTCGGAGGCGCTCAGCATCTTCTGGAGGTCGGAGAACGTCGTCGAGCCGTCGATGTTCGCACCGGGGATCGTCTGGTTGAAGACGTTGTAGATGTCCGACATCCCCTGCTCGCTGATGCCAAGCTGCTCCTGAACGCTCGACAGGGTGGCTGAGGGGTCGATCTCGATACCGGGAACCGTCTGCCCTGTCGTATCGGCAACGTCCCCAACACCTTGCTGGGCGATCTGCTGAGCCTGGTCAACACCCTGCTGAGTCGGGGTGTTGTCCACCTGAGGGCCGGGCATCGTCTGGCCGAGCATGGCCCCAACGTTGTTCATGGCCTGCTGGACCTGCGAGGTGTCGATGCCTTGCTGGCCGATCTGGTCAATGGCGGCCTGCACGTAGTCCTGCACGTACTTCTGGGCTTCGGCACCGGTCAGACCCAAGTTCTGGGCGACCTGCATGGCGTTCTCTGCCACGGCCTTCAGGTAGGTCTGGAGGTTCTGGAGGTTCTGCCTACCGCCCTCAGTCGTGGTGTTGATCACATTGCCGTTGTCCTGGAGGCCCTGGTTGAACTTGTCCAGAGCATCGAACATAGCGGCCTCGGCGTTCTCGAACCCAAAGGCCCTATCGATCGCCGAGTCCACAGCGGACTTCCACTTGTCCCAGGCCTCCGAAGCCTTGTCGGCAGCGCTGGCGTTACTATCCGCAGTGCCGTTCATCCCCTCAAGAGCGCCGTTGGCTTCATCCGCCGACAGGCCCAAACCCTTGAGAATTTGCTGCTGAGCATCGTGCGAACCAATAGCCTGTTGAACCGCAGCACCAACATTGCCATTGGCATCCTGAAGACCTTTCAGGGCGTTGATCTGATTATTGATCGCGTCGGTCTCGTTGTTAATGGTGTCTATGTGCTTGCCCTTGACCGCCTGCGAATTCGGGTCCATGAGGGTGGGTGCATTGGAGCCCGACAACTCGGACTTCTTCTTGTTGAGCTGGTCGATGAAGCCCTGAACATAAGCGTTCGCTGACTCCTGACCCTCCGTCGCAGCCTTCCTGGCATACTCGCCCCAGTCGAAGCCGACGTTCTTCAGGGCGTTCAGCTGCTCCCCTGTAAGTTTCTTGAAACCTTCGGACCCGGCGATCGCGTTGCGGATGAGTTCCGCGGTGTTCTTGCCGATCTGAAGCGTGGTGTAGCCCATCTGCTGGGCGACCTCACGGGTGGCTCGGACGATCTCGCCCTGAGCGTTCACGAAGTAGTAGGACTTCTCCGCGGCGCTCTTGTAGGAGGACCCTGCACCATCCGCAGAGATCATCAGGTCCCCGAGGCTGCGCTGCGAGCCGTTGGCGACTTCTTGAGTATCGGTGAGAATGGCCTTCTGAACCTCTGCCGCGCCCCCTAGAGCCGAGAGAGTCTCCGCACCGGCCTTCTGGGCCTTCTCAGCGGCGATCTCCTCAGCGTTAGCGATCTGGTTGTAGGCCTCGGCAATGGCCGGGAGAGCCGACAGGGCGAGGGAAGCCCAACCAGCTGGGCCGAGCGAGGCGAAGAAGCCCTTCACTGCGGTCCCAGCAGCCGCCATAGCCCCGGAAACGGCCGAAATGCCTGTGCCCAAGGTCCGGGTAGCAGCAGTGGACGCGGAGGCCGCAGAGGTGGCCATACTGCGTGCTGCACCCAGGCCCTCCTGGGCAGCGGTTTCAGCCTTGATGGCCTCTGTAGCGGCATTGTGAGCAGCGGCCTCGGACGCTGTAGCACCAGCCGACATGGCCGAAGTACCCGCGGTGCTCCCGGTGAGGCGCTGTTGTGCGACCTCTGCCTGAGCGGCCTTCACGCGGGCGTACAGAGCGGGCTGCTCGGACAGGGCCGCGTTGGCCTGCTGGATGGCCTTGGCGATGTTGCTCCAGGACAACTGTCCAGAGAGGCCCGCCTCAACCATGTTCTTGCGGACCTGCATCATCGAGGAGGCGACCGACAGGACGCCTGCCTGGAGGAGCTTAGCCCCGGTCTGGAGCGCGATGAAGATCGTCACACCGCCGGCAAAGGCTGCGATGACCCGGCCTACGGGGGTCTCACCCAGGCTCGACAGGGCGTTGGCGAGCGCCTGGACACCGTCTAGAATCAGCTTCAGCGGAGCCAGGAAGGGCTCACCGAAGGAAGCCATCATGTTCTCCAGCGCGTTCTTGGTCTGCGCGATGGTCTCAGTCATGGTGGCGTTCAACTTCTCCATGGACTGCTCCAGGAAGCCCGTGTTCGATCCGGCCTCAGCGGAGTTGTCCATGGTCTCCTTGAGCAGGTCGAAGTTCACCGCGAGGCGCTTCACGAGCTCAATGTCGCGAGTGGACTTCAGGCCGATGTCGGAGAGCATCTGAGTCATCTCCACGCCGTTCCCGGCCTTGGAGATGGACTCGATGAGCTGGTTGAAGAACTTTGAGGGGTCATTCTTCCAGAGCTCCAGAGCCTCCTCATTGGAGATGTGCATCTGCTGGGCGAAGTCGGCCATGCCCTCAGCACCCTGGGCGGCAGCTTTGTTGAAGTTACCGAAGATGCGCTGGAGCGATCCACGGGCCCACTCGGCCTTCACACCGACCGAGGTCAGTGCCGTGGCGTAGGCGAGTGTAGCGTCCTGCCCGATGCCCGCCGACACGGTGGTGGTCGAGATGCTGTTCGCCATCGTCAAGATCTCATCCTCAGTGGCGACCGCCTTCGCACCGAGCTCGGCGACCTGGGAGGCCATCTGCTCGTAGGCCTTGTCACCGCCGTTCAGGGCCATACCGGCCTGGCTGAATGTGTTGATCAGACGTCCGAAGTCCTCGGAGGCCTTCTCAGTCGTAGTGCCGGTCACCATGGAGAACTCAGCGACAGCCCGGGTGAAGTCCCCGAGCTTCTCCGCAGGGATGTTCATCTGCGCACCGAGCGTACCGATCTGCGAGAGCTCGGAGAACGATTTGGAGATGTCAGTGGACATCTGCCGGTACTGGTCACGGAGGGCCTGAAGCGCCCCACTGGTCTGATCCAGCTGGGTCGTACGGGCGATGTCCGCGAAGGCGCGGTCCTGGTCGGCCGCGGCCTTGACGACCGAGGTGGCGAGCGCCGTCACACCGGCGGCCAGCACCGTCAGGTTGTTGCGGACCTCCTGCGAGGCGAACCGCATGTTCTCCAGCGAGTGGATGTGCGCGGTGTTCGCCTGCACGGCCTCATGAGCGGCAGCGACAGAGGCTCGAAGGGCTGCGGCCCGATCCTGCTCAGCAGCGGCCTCCAGTTTCGCGGCAGCCCGGCCGGTGTCTACAGCGGCCTGGTTGGTCTGGATCGCGGACTGGTTCGCAGCCTTGCGGTATTGAGCCGCGTAGGCCTTGTCGGTGACGTCTGCGAGCTTCTGCTCCGCGTCGATGACCCGCTGGAGAGCCGCGACACGCTCGGAGGCTCCAGCAGTCGTGGCGGCGGTGGCCTTCTGCTCGGTGACAGCCTGCTCAAGGGCGGCCTCGCGAGCCTGCTTGCGGACCTCGTTGAGCTGGCGCTGGGCCTCGATCTCCGTCTTGGAGCGCCCACCCAGGTTGCTGTCGATGCCAGAGTTCCTCGACATGCCGCTCATGTCGGTGCCGAGCTGCTTGGCGACACGGGCCATGCGCTCGTAGAGGGCCACCTGCTCCTTGAGCGCGGAGACCTGCTTACTGTCGGCGATGGTGGCGTTGTTGAGGGCTTGCGACATGCCCTCGATGGCGCTCGTGGTGGCCTTGATGGTCGAGGAGACGTCGGTCCGTCCGAGGGCCTGCGAGGCGGCGGTCAGGTCCTTAGTGAGCTTAGCGGCCTGCTGGTAGACCTGGATATTGGTGGACATCGCCTTCGCGTCGGACGAAGACATGATGTTCTTGTCCATCCAGGAACCGCCACGGCTCGCCTGTGTGAGCGACTTCATGGCGGCACCCATGGCACCGACCGCGTTGACGGCCTGGGCGGCGGAGGACTGGATTTTAGAGGAGCCCTGGATGAAACCGGAGGCGTCGAGTTCAACCTCGTACGAGAGCTTCGACTGGTCGGCCACTGTCGTCCCCTTAATAGAAAACCCGGATTGATACCACTAAGAATATCAATCCGGGTTTCATAGCCCCGCGTCAGGTCGGGACGGAGGCCATAGCCTCCCATGGAGTCGGCAATGGCTCGAACTCGCCGGTCTCGTCATAGGAGACTCCGACAGGAACGGCGATCTTGGTCACCCCGGGCTGCTTCCGCTCCTTGCGGCGCTCCCTGTCCGCCTCGTCCTTCTCCAGAGTCTCGCATCCGTAGCAGATGGTGTCCTGGATGTCGAACTGAACTCTGTTGTCAGTGGTCCGTCCATACCAGACCGGAGTCCCGCACTTGGGGCAGCAGGAGTCGGTGTAGTACTGCCAGGCCATCTCCAGGCGGACGTCGAGCTCGTTCCTGAAGTCCTGCGGCAGGGGCTCGCGCCTCCAGTCGTTATCGATCTCGTCCCAGACCGGGACGGACCTGCTGTACCTGCCGACAGAGGGAAGGTAGAGCGTTGGCGGAAGATGCGAGTGCCAGGCGGTCTTCAGGGCGATGACGAACTTCTGGTTACTCTTCCTCGTCAGTGATGGCCCAACGAAACGTGGGGTCAGCCATCACCTGCTCCAGGGCCGCAGTGGCGACCTGCGTCTTGTCGAAACCTTCGATGAGCTTGACCCACTCGGCCTCAGGGAGGCGCTGACGCATCTTGGCAGCCTCACGGGAAGTCAGACCCTTCTTGGACTTGCCCCCGGACTTGACGCCGATCACGGAGTGCGACAGGTAGTGCTCATAGGCTATCTGCTGTCGGGTCTCACGAAGCTCGTTGGTCTCGTCGGCGGTAGCATTCTTCTTGATCGGGACGGTCGCCACAATGTGGTTGCGGATAGCGGAGATCTCAGCGGAGGCCAGAGCACGGAGGGTGAAGACGATGGCAGTCTTCTCCATCTTCTCCAGAATCTCGGCGAGCTCGGTCTCCGGGGTCTTCTCGTTGAGCGCACGCACCGGCTTCTCGGTGGACTGGCGCTCCTCAAGAATCTGCTCCTGGAGCTCCATGGCCCGCTGAGCGAGGGTAGCGTCCGGGTAGACGGTGACCTCCCGCTGGGTCTGCTTCACATTGTCAAGAAGACCATCGAGGTCGAGGAGCTCGTCCTCGGTCTCAGCAGAAGTCAGTTTGTCATCAGACATCAATCATCCAATCTTTCGATTCGTCAATCGGTCCAGACGAGTATACCAAAAGCCCCCGCTCCTTGTGAGAGCAGGGGCCTTTGACCCAAAACCCGACGATCAGACGAGGGGCTCGTTGATAACCATAGTGCCCTGGGGAAGGAAGGGGACGGTCATCTGGATGGGCTGCTTGCCCTCACCGACCTCGTCACGCGGATTGTCGGGCATGACGAGGAACGCGGAAACGAGCTGACCGGCCTTAGCAGCCGTGGTGTTCTTGTAACCGATGCGCTTCACCAGCCAGCCGGTGACGTTGGCAGAGACACCGCCCTTCTTGAACAGCTCGAACGCGACAGAGGCGGGGGAGTCCGGGTTGCCCTTACCGGAGGCCTCGTCGAGAGCCTCACGCAGGAAGGTGAGAGAGGCCTCGTAGGCGTCACGGGTCGGGGTGTTGGACGCGGCGGAGTCGCAGATGGTCGTGGTGTCGTCCGTCTCCGAGTCGGTCGGGTTCAGGGTGAAGCCCGAGACGACAGCGCAGGAGATGTCCTTGGCCTTCGCCGGAGTCGGGGTACCACCACCGCCACCAGCCGGGGTGGAGTTGTAGAGCGCAGCCTTGACGACATCCTTGACCGTCGGGGCGTCCGCGATTGGGACCCACCAGATCGTGGTCCCCGGAGGCATCATCTTCTTAACGGCAGCCTGTGCCATGATCAGTCGTCCTTCCTATGACGAGGAACATAATTGCTGTGCGGGGCGCCATCGCCGAGATGAACAACCTCGCCGTTGACGATCCAACCAGTGCCCCCGCAGCATTCCCGGGGCGACACAGGGGTGTCGTCGGGGACACGAGTCAAGCGGCCATCGGTGTTAATCGCATTAGCGTAGTCCTCGGTGTACTCGAAGACCACACCTTCAACGGTCGCGTACTTTGGCATCACACACTCCTGTCCACCGTCACCTGGAAGGTGACGTAAGAAGTGTATCGAACCGGCCTTACGGTACTATCCGTGTTCCCATACGAGTTGAGCGCCCCGGTCTCGAAGGCCTCGCTCGTGCCTGGAATCTGGAAGCCCAGCAACCGCCTACGAACAGCGGCGAGCAAATGGTTCCGGGCCTTGGGCGACACGGAGGAGATGAGCACGCCAAACTGGTGAATCACAGCGGCCTGCGTCACACCAACGATCGAGCCGTACTTCCTCATGGCGCCGGGCGTCACGTCACCGGGCATGTAGACGACGTAGTCCTTGCCGTCGTTGTCGCCGTCGGGTCGGAGCGAGTCGAAGACACGCACGCCCTTGAGGGTCTCCAACTCCTTCATAGCGGCCTCATCGAACTTCTCGACTGTGGCGCCCTCGAAGGGTTCAAGCATCAGAATCCGGCCTCCTTCATCGCCTGGTCGGTGGCTGTGCGCGCAGACTGAAGGGAAAGCATTCCTCGAAGCTTCGAGGTGCCCTCCTCCTGGTAGCCGATGTACTTCTCGTCAGCATCGGTGAATCCGACAGAAGCAGAGAACTTCCCGCCCGAGATGTTCCTCACATTCACGCGATACCCGGTGCCGTCCCCAGCAGTCGAACGCATATGCCCGGTCCACACACGGGCGTCTGTTGAGGGGTCGTGCTTGTAGGGCATTCCCGCACCCGAGGTGTCCACCGTCCTGATGACGACATCGCCTCCGGCCTTCGCGGCGGCCTCAGTAGCACGGAACGCATCAGCGATGACCTTCTCCTGGAACCGACTGAGCCCGCTCGTAACCTGACTGAAGTCTTGTGACTTTCGTCTCAAAGAGGCTCGAACGAGGTCCATCAGTGCGTCCCACCCTTGGAGTCGTCCACATCGATGTCGCACAACAGAGTGGGCTGCCAGTAGTCGGAGTCCGATGGGGCGTTGCGCACGACAAGGCGCAAACCAACATTCCGCGGATCGGAGTTGTTCTCGATAACCTTAACGATCTGTCCGTAGCCCGGCACGAACCGCAGCGACCTGTCGCCCCACTTCTCCTTGGGCACGAGCAGATTCTTATCGATGTGATTCAGATGCACGTAGTAGGCGTGAACCGCGGTGTCGTCGTAGGCTGACCTGCGGTCGCGGGCGCGCCAGGCGATGTTCGGGTTGACCGCCGCGTAACCTTTCCAGAGCGCCTTCGGAGGTATATCGACAGGGCCATCCTCTGTCCACTCGTGACTCTTCGTGCCTGGAGGCTCCGTGACGACCACGAGACAGTTGCAGAACAAACCCAATGGCCAGTACGCCCCCGAGTCGAAACGCGGGTCCTTGTTGTGCAGAACACTCAGTGCCATGCCCAGTCCTCTCCTGGGGGGATGACACCAGGAAGGAAGTCGAAGCCCACGTCATTGAGCTCAGCCTCCTTGGCCTCGTCCCACAACCGCTTGGCCTGCGCCCGGAGCTCGGCACCCAGTGTCGCCCCATTAGTGGACTTGTTGTCCGTGGAGATGACTTTGAGGATCAGCGTCTCGGACGTGGCGATCGCCATGAGGGCCCGGGAAGCGGCCTTCTTGACGTTGCCCCCTTCGATAACGAGGAAGCCAAAGAGCTCCATGTCGCTGAAGATGTAGGACGGAGGCTTCCGCAGGTCCTTAGGGTCCTCCAACTTGACAATGTCGGGGATCAGCAGGCGCACCTGATTGACCGGCTGGCTGTAGTCCAGGGACGCCATGGTGTCTCCTTCTGTCAACGCTTTTACAGTAGTTTACAGCGGAACCCCGCCCCTTCGACAGGAGCGGGGTTCCGAGGGACCGCGATAGGGATGTCGCGTGGATCAGACGCCCTTACCGGTGCTGGCCACGATCCCCTCAACGTTGAGGACCCCGGCACCGGTGGTGAGGCGGACACGAGCCTGAGCGTCGTCGTTGTCGAACGAACCAGCGGTGTAGGGAACCTCGCCACCGCCCAGGTACAGGCCACCAGCGTTCTTCACACGCAGCTCGGGCTTGTCGTAACCGCGGAGCGCGGTGCGGACGATGGTGCGCTTGGCGGAGGTACGACCACCAGCGGGGGCCAGGACCCAGTTGGTGCCGCCCTGCGCGGCGCCACCCAGGATGGCGACCAGGTCGGAGACGACAACCTTGACCTTAGCGGTCAGACCGTTCTCCTCGATGAACTTCATCTGGTCGCCCGCCTTCTGCCCGGCGACAACGCGCTCGACAGTGCGGGTGTTGACCACCATGTTAGCCAGGTTCTCCAGAGCCGGAGGAACCAGGAGGACATAGGACGGGACGGTGACGTACCGGCCATCGACCTTGGTCTCCGCGACCTGCTGCATGGCGGCCTTAATGGCGTCGTACGACAGGGGGGCGTTCTTCGGAACGTTGTTGTTGATCAGAACGCCGTCGGCGTTACGGGCCTTGAGGACCGTGCCGAGCGAGTCGGAGATCACACCGGAGTTGAAGCCCGGGGTGCTCGGGTCGAGGGAGAACAGCGCACCGTAGCAGGCGGCGTCAACGGTGCGGGCGGCCAGCTTGGCGGCGTCCGAGGGGAACCGCTCGATCAGGCCGTAGTCATCGTTGATGAAGGCCTCCCACGAGAACTGGAGGCGAGCACCGTGCTTGGCGGTGTCGATCCAGCGGCCCGAGGCCTTGTAACCGAAGGTCGGGTACGGGGTGAGCTCAGGAATCTTCGGCAGGGTACCGGCCGGCGCCACGAAGCCACCGTTGTCCCTCAGGAGGGTGGCGTCGATGTCGTGGTCGAGCGACAGAAGCTGAACCGGACGGAAGTCGTTCAACAGCTCCTCGCTGGCGAACTCCTTCCAGGTCTCTTCCTGGTCCTTGTAGGCGTCCTCGAAGGCGGGCTGCACGGCCTGGGTGAACCAGGGAGCGAGCATGTCCGAGGTGACGGCCTCACGGAAGGTGCCGCGGTCGCGCGAGGAGTCAGCCTCCAGGATCGCGTTCTTCAGCTGGCCTTGGGCCGCCCGGTCACCGCCGATGGCAGACTCAAGAGTCTTGGCGAACTCAGTGTAAGACGTGAACATTTTGTCCCATCATTCCTTTCAGCGAGCGAGGATGACGGGAACCGTCTGGGCACCCGTACCAGTGATCTTGGAGTAGGCGTAACCGACGAGCCCGGCAGTACCCGCGGCCTTGTCGTTGGTGAGCTCGATCTTGCCATTGGCAACGGGCTTCGCGTAAATCAGAGCACCAGCCTCGACACCGGCCCCGGTCAGGGTCACCCGAAGCTTGAAGACGCCACCGGAGATGCGGACCGAGGCGTAGCCCGGACCGTTGTTGCCCCAGGTCGGCTTGGTCAGCGGGTTCCACATCGGGTCCTGACCGAGCTTGGCCTGGTCCTGAGCGGACGGGGCGATCTCGGTCACAAGAACGCCGAACAGGCCACCGACCTGGACGACATCGCCGATGTGGCTCTTGCCGTACTTCGACAGGTCCACAGGAAGGGACAGGGTATCGGAGTACTCGAAAACCTGGACGTCAGAAATCTTCTTGGCGCCGAAGGAGTTGATCTGTACCATTGTGATCTCCTTACCTCACTTGAAGTTCTTGATCTTGTAAGGCTCGGAGCTCGCCTCGCGAATCTCCCCAGCCGTGGATGCCCTGACCGAAGTCAGGTAGTGCTGCTCGGCCGAGATGGCCTCCTTCAACTCAGTGCCGGACTCGACAGCGTCGATGACCCGCTTCTGGGCGACAGAGGGCAGGCCGGAGTCAAGCAGGCGGGTGGCGATGACAAAGGCCTCCGCAGCGGACTCCTTGCGGGCCTTGCGCTTCTTCTCGTCCCCATCGTCATCGGGCTTCTTCTCACCCGAAGCGGCGGGCGGCTTGTCGTCGGTCTTCTCACCGGGCGCCTCGGGCTTGCGCTCGGGGGTCGGCTCGGGGGCCTCGGGCTTGTCCGCGGGCTCCTCAGGCTTCCGCTCAGGGTCCTCACCCGGGGCCTCGCCGGCGGGAGCCTCAGGGGCGACCGGCTGCTCTCCCGGAAGATTGTCCTTGGCGAGAAGCTCAAGAAGCGGGGCGAGAGCCTCGGTCACCGCAGTGGCGATGGCCTGACGGATCGTCTCCTCGTTCATATGGTTCTCCTCATCGGAACTGACGCGCTGGGATTCCAGCACCTCCAGCAAAGCGCCACCTGCGCCCGCCTTCGTTACGAAGTCTACAGAAGTGACTCCATCGAATACCGGTACAATGCCGTTGGCGTCCAGACCGTTCTCCGACCAGGCGTTGATCGACACCCCGATGTCCTGCCACTTCTCGCGAATGATGTCATTGAACGACGGATACACCTCGCACTCCGCGTATAGTGCTCCATCGAGACCGACAACGGCGTCGGTCACCAGCCGCCCCGCGAGATCCTTCACGGATCGCTCGGGGCGGTTCATGTCCTCGTCCTTCGATGGGTGGTCCATGAACATCTGCGTCCCAGCGGGGAAGTGCCCGACAGAGGCGGCGAGGTTGGCCTCCGAGTAGGTGCCGCTGGAGCCCTGCCCCGGGCAGATGATTCGGATGCGGTACCGCCCAGGCTTCTCCCCGGACAGCACGTCCGGAGTGGCCGCCTCCAGAAGAGCGGTCACCCCTCCGTGGAAAGCGGACCTGTACTCCGTGCGCATTTCAGGAACTCCTTTTCATTCAGGCGAGTGTCTCGCCGCCGGCCTCGTCGCGGTTGGCGTTCGTACCGTCCGACATAGCGCCCACACCGGTACGAGAGTTGCTCTTCTTGGCGACGCTGTCCTGTACGGCATTGGGGTCGGCCAGGCTCTTCGCAGCAAGAATCTCCTCCGACACGGGCAAGTCGTTGATCGGCCTGGCGTTGATCGGCTGGAGCCTGTCGAGGAAGAGGCTGCGCGCCTCAGTCTTGTGAAGGATTCCGTTCTGAAGACCGAGGGTGACGACCTGACCCCAGCGCTGAATAAGCTCGTTCGACAGGGGGGCGAGCTCGACCTCTACCTTCCGGCCGAGCGCCAGAAAAATTTTCTGGATGAGGCTCTTGTGAATCTGCCTACGGAACTCGAAGGCCTTGAAGGTGGGGTCCTCCAGGGCTGTCTCAGCGCCCTGTCGTCCACCGGCCGAACCGTCTGTGAGGAGGACCGACAGGGGCACATCGAGTGCACTGGCGACCATAGAGGCAAGCGGGGTACCGGCCCCGAAGTCGATGCCCGCTCCAGCCTTGGAAACAGCGGTGAACTCCTGGCCCGCTCCGAGCGAGGCGAGGCCACCGATACCCTGAGCGTTCGACATCTGCTGAATGACGGCCTGCTGCTGCTTGGCTGTAGCAGATGTGACTTTGAACGCAATTCTGGCGAGGGCCTTAGTCATGACGTGGCTGGCCTCAAGGAACTCCTTGTAGGCCTGCGCCCAGTACACGGCACCCATGAGCTCAGGCTTGCCCCACTGCTCACCGATCTGCCTGTTGACCATCTCGTAGACGACTCGATCGTCGTGGACGGTCCGGTAGCCCTTCTCATCCTTGACGGGCGCCCAGTCCTTGCCGTTAACAACATGCCACTCGGGCTTGCGTCGCTCCTGCTCCGCCGTGGAGAGGGTGTCCGACACGGGCACCGGGTCAATCAGGAAGGCGAAGATGTCAGCCTCGTCAGTGGCGTCCAGGGCCCGAGCAATGCCACGGATGCGCGACAGGGGTACGGGAGCCACCCGCTTGTCGGTCCGGCGGACGGTGTAGAGCACGATGCCGTCGGTGCAGAAAGCCGCCTCGTCCCGGGCACGAGCCGTGCGGGAGAGGACAGTGTCGTAGAGCGCCGCGGTCTCGGGCGTCTTGATCCCGGAAATGCGAGGAATCTCACTCCACATGTAGGCGTTGCGGATACCAATACCACGCTTCACCAGCGGGTTGTAAGCAGCGAGCCTGCGAGCTCTCAGCGAGTGCTCCTTGATGACAGTGAGGGATACCACATCGGAGGTGGCGTCCTCATCGCCCCAGCGGGACCAACCGATGTCCTCCCGGTTAAGGGACGCGACAGCCCCGCGGGTGACCGCGGCGTACGCCTTGGACGCCTCGGTCAGCCGGGCTTGGACGCGCTGGGTGGACCCGCCGATCTGAAATGTGCCAAATTTCACAGTTCAACTCCTCAGGCTGGGGCGAAGGTCCACTCCTCGTTACCCCACTCGTCTATAGGTGAGTACTCGGAATCCGTACTCTCCATTAGGGTATCAGCCTCGATGAGAGAGTCGGTCCCGTCTGTTAGAAGGCTGCTCGGCATCGCCGCGTAACAGATCGAGTCCAGAACGTCAGGTGATGGTTCGCCCTTCCTCTTCAGCTCGTCCTTTCCGCGGATCAGGAGCTTGGTCCCCCTGTACTCGTAAAGAATCGAGCGGAACTCATCGAAGAGCCCCTCGGTCTTCTCACCAGAGGCTTCATCGGGCGGAACCGACAACTCACCAACATTGATCGCCTGAGCGACGGAGTCGTACATCGCAGCACGGAAGTTGTACCACTTCAGGTTGTCCGGCGAAGCCGCGTTGCCGACGATCCAGTAGACCGGAATCTCCTCGGGCACGTGGTTGTCGATGACGGCCTGGACGCCTCGCCCGACACCCACGGCGTCGATACGGATGTCCACGTCGAGACCCTCCGCCCGCAGACGCTTGGCATGCTGCCCGATGAGTCTGGAGAGCCGGTTCCCGTCATAACCCTTCACCCGCTCGACGACCTCGACATGGCCGTCCTGGCAGGTGGAGATCACGCTGAAGTCACCAGTGGTGGACAGACCGACGTCAACACCGATGTGGATCGGAGCGGTCGTGGTCCACTCGTCATTCGCCCATTCGTTCATGGACTGAAGAACCCGGCCAAGGTTGAACAACCCATCATCACCGATGTCGGGGAACCTGGCGAGGACCTTCGACACGTACCGGGGATCATCCTTGCCCCAGCGGCGCTCGGCATCATCGACCCACTCCTTCTGGAGCAGGTTGTCCTGAGCCTTCTCGGGCACCTCCTCCCCGGTGAAGTTCGGCGTGTCGAAGGCTGAGATGGTGATGAGGTTCCACTTCCGTTCGGAGGGCGGGAGCTTCGACTCATCTCGCCAGATCTTCGCCATGTACGAGTTCGGGTCGTCCGGGTTCGCGATGGCGAGGATGCGGGCGTGCTTGTTCGTGGTGATGGTCTCGACAGAGGTGAAGATGTTCTCCGCAACACCACCAGCCTCATCGACAACGGCGAGGACGTAGGTGGAGTGGAAGCCCTGGAATGTGGACTCATCGTAGTCCGCGGGCTTGCGCCCGAACGCGGTGGCGGTCTTGAACCCGGGGAAGGTCCACTCCGCCTTACCTGTGATACGCCCGGGCATATCGGCCTTGCCCTGGAGGTCCTCGACATATGACCACATGACGTTCTTCACCTGGTTCCACGAGGGCGCTGTGGTGATCACGCGGGTCTCGGTGGGATCATGCGGGTGCGCGTCGAGCCACCACCCGATAGCCCGAGAGGCAAGGAAAGTCTTACCTGAGGCGTGACAAGACGCGACAAGGGTACGCTTATTAGTCTGCAAAGAGTGAAGAACTTCACGTTGCTTTGACCACAAGTGGTCTCCGAGCCGATCTTGAGCCCAGAGAACCGGGTCCTCTCGCATTGCCCGCTCATGCGAACGGGTTCCGAACTGATCTGCGACAGCCCGGAAGTCTATCTTCTCCGCCATCGGCCCTCCTTCAAGACAAGTCTATAAAAACAGGATCGCCCATCTGGCGGAACCGAAAACACCAGATGGGCGAGAGCCGAAAGGCTAAACGCTCCAGGGGCCGCCGAAGCGGGTCGCAACCCCCTGCCTGCATGGATAATAGTAGCACATCTCAGAAGCCCGTTGACTCTTCAGAGTATGTTGTTGCTCACACTCAAATGGTCATATCGGCTTTGGGCTCCTCCAGGATGCTTGCCGAGCTAGACGTGGCGTCGGCGAGCCACTCCTCCCGATGTGCTTCGAGCTGCTTCTGCCCCCGTTTTGTAAGAAGGGGGAACAAATACTGTTCCATGTTGTTTTGGACAGACTCGACAAAGGCTACGATGATCGGAATCTGCTGCTGCTGGATCAGCTTGATCTCCGCCTCGACCTTCGTCTTCTTCAGCCCAGCCAGATCGCTGACCGCCTCGATGGTCGCCAGAGCCGTCTTGATGTTGTCCGGGTTGGCGGCTAGTGGGTTCTCGACAACGGAGTCCCAGAGCGCGTCCAGAAGCTTCTCCAAACGGGTGAGCTGCTTCATGAGCTGGGCGTGCTCGGAGAGCGACTCCTGACTGGAGTAGTAGTCCTCCTCGACGCGGAAGACCTCGGCCTCGGAGAGCTGAAACCTCTCCGCCACCTCGCTGCGCGGCTTACCTCGCAGGAGGGCCCGGATGACCAGGCTCTTCCTCTGGAGATCAATGGCCTTCTGCTCTTCTTCGGTTCTTTTCATTAAGAATTCCTATCACTCGCCACTGGGAACCGAAAACATAACAGGCCCAGAAGCCCAGCAGCTCCTCGACCGACTCGGCTCCCAGCCCTCTGCCATAAGCGTACGACAGGGCGCTGAGGGCCGGAACCGAACGACCCTTCATCAGTCGTCCAAGTCCAGGAGGAGTTTCATCTGCTCGGACTCGTCGGAGACCTCTTTGAGGAACGCAGCGAAGATGGCCTCGTCGTGCATCCCCTTCACCTCCGACCCGACGAAGTATCCGAGTCCGCCCGACAGGACGCACGCGGCGAGAACTGAGAGAGTCCACAACATCACTGATCATCCCCGTACTCGTCCGCGATCATGACGAACGCCACGATCATGAGGAAACCTACAACAAAGATCACTCGTACCAGAGCTCCCACTTCTTGGCCTTCTTGTCCTGAACCTCAAAAGTCAACAAGGCCGGGTCAGTGGCATCGCCTGTGCGGTTCGTGAACCACGAGGAGCCGTTGTCCGCTGTCGGGCAACCGATGATGAACTTGTTGTCCCCCACGAGCGACACGCCGAAGTTGTGGAAGTGCCCGTGAACCAGGATCGAGGCCTCGTGAAGACCGCTGCGGTGCCCGAAGGCGAGGTCCCTGAACCAGGACGGGATCTTCGCCTGGGAGCCCGCCAGATGGCCGTGAGTGAAGCCCACGGCGGTTCCGTCGGCGGTCTCCACCGTGACTGCCTCCTCCCACTTCTGAGGCTTGGCGAAGTTCACGTGGCTGAACGGCTCCCGGCCCGACATGATCGCCTGGATGGTGTCCGCGATCAGGAGCCCGAAGTCGTCATCCGGCGAGTTGGCCCGGTTGTCGTTGCCCTTGCCCGTCCGCACGGCGCAGTGATTCGATGGGATCGACACGTACGTCATCCGAGTGCACAGTGGTGCCAGCATGGCGACCGCCTCAGCCATGAGGCGCTGGGCGACGCGGATCTGGTCCGTGAGCGACAGGTCGTTGGTCTGCTGCTGCGCGGTGACGTTCCAGAACCCCTCGCAGACGTCCCCGACATCGGCGACGATGATCTCCTCGTAGGAGCCCTCGGCCTGGATCCACTCAGTGATCCGCTTGAGAGCGCCCATGACTCGGTTCACAGTCTCCTGTGTGCCCCCGAGGTTATCGGCTTTCCCAACCTGGAAGTCCGACAGGCACACGACCAGAGTCTTGGGCCGATCCCCCTCAACCTTGGGCGCCACTGCGAGGACGGCTCGGTCGAACACCTTCTCCAGTTCCTCGTAGGAGGCCTCACGGACGTCCTCGGCTACTGCGACAGCGGGGTTGTAGGTAACGCGCTCATAGGAGCCGTCCTCCAGCCTGATGGTCCGCCTGCGCTGTGTGATGGCGTTGACAGGGATGTCGAAGAACTCGTCCCTGTCCTGCTCGACAGGGAGCCTGAGCGCCTTCTGGAGCGCCTGCTTGTGCCTCCTGATGGTGGTCTCGTGGACGTCGAACATCCGACCCAACGCAACATTCGACATGCGCTCCCTGCGGGGCTTCTGCGCCTCCTCCAGGATGGCCCTGTCGATCTTCTCGTTCAGGTCGTCCTCTAGGTTGCGCGCCATCAGTCCTCCTCCTCGCCGGAGGCCTGCTTGAAGAGGTTGGCGAACCGGCTGTAGTCCTTCGACAGGAGGAGTTCCTCATCGACCTCGGTGCCCCTCAGCGCGGGCTTCTTGGGTGCCTTCTCCGTCGTGAGCCTGGCCTCCTGGTCCTTCTTCGGCTTCCGACGCTTCCTCGGCCTGAGGACGGGGAGCCCGTCCTCATCAGGTTCGACATCCGCGGGGCTCTGGATGATGCTGATGGCTGTCCGGAGCACGTCGTCGATGCTGATGTCGAACCCCGGGGTGCCGACGATGCGGATGAGATCGATCAGCGTGACCTTCCCGGAGCGAAAGTGGTTGTGAATCGTCTGCTGGGCCTTGAACCCGAAGACCTGCGGGTACTGGGCCTGGATGACTCCCTCGCGCCTGATGCGCTTCCTGAGGAGCTCTGCGGCGTACTTGGCTCGTTCGACAACGAGCTCGTCCTCCCTGTACCGAGCGCGCTCGGCCCGCTGGTCCTTCCCGGCTACGAATGGCATGTCGGTTCCTCTCCGAGGTTGTGGTGGTTCTGATCCGGTTGCCCGGATGTCGCAGATAGAACTGTACCACATATGGTGCGACAGGCGCCGACAGGGCCGAGAGATTTCTGTGCTCTTGCACACACCTTCCGGTCTATACTGACCACTCGGTTGAATACATGATGTGAATGTCAAGTTTTCTTGACATATAGAAATTTACCTTTGTTCAATTTCAAAGTTCGAAGGTCAAAACCTGAAATCTTAGGACTCAAGTCCCGAAAATCTCATTTTTGTAGCACTCATTGTATTCAACCGATCGGTCGGCCGAAGAAGAACCCGACAGGGGGTTTTGATTGGAACAACGGGAAGAAGTCGAGGTTGGAAAAACAAATGTAGGTACGTACCTACATTACTCTCGACTTTCTCTTCGTAGTATATAATATATATATGTATATAGTATATATTTAGTATATAATATTTAGTGAACTTAGTATAATTTTTTGTCCTAATTTCTATGTTGTGGGTATAGATTACTGTACGGAGTTCATATTTTTCTATGCAGGGTATATAAAAGCGAATTTTGGGTTTCATGCGCGCGTGCACACGTACGCGCGCATGAGCGCACGTGACTCGCAACACGTTGCCCCTGTCGGAGAGCCGTGCTAGGGTTGCACCTGTCGGTCAACCGGATGTCGCCATCGCCCGACCGACGCCAGACTTCGACACCGAGAGGAACCACCAAATGGCACGCAAGGTCCGCCCCGTCCACTGCTGGGGCATCGTGAAGCGGGACTTCATCGAGATCAAGGGGCTCGGCGACTGCCGGGTCCTGTCGGATCCCCGATACTCGTGCGAGAGCCTCGACATCATCCAGTTCTGGGTGATGACCCCCACCTACAAGCCCTTCATCATCGCCATGTCGGAGGACTCGTACCTCAACGTCGTCGAGTTCATCGATGATGGCGATGAGGAGTTCACCGAGGAGATCGAGCGCGTCATGATGTGCGAGCTCCGCAGGGGCGACAAGTTCTACTTCGGCCAGCGCAAGCACACATTCTTCCACTTGAACCTCGACCGGACCGCCGCCATCAAGACCGCGAACGGTCGGAGGTTCGACCTGAGGGTCAGCCCCTTCAAGGTCGTCCGCAGAGCTCGGAAGGCTCGCGTCATCAAGACCAAGCCCCTGTCGTTCACAGAGTTCGCCCTGTCGTCCTACGAGAAGGCCCTCAGTAGGCTCGCCAAGGCCGTTATGGGGCTCCAGATGGACCCTGCCCGTGTCGAGGTCCAGAAACCCACCAAGAAGGCTGAGAACGCCTCCTCCGTCATCACCACGAAGGACGTGCCCTCCCCCGCCCCTGTCGAGCCCTGCAACGAGGACTGCGACCGCTCGTACTGCCTGGACTCGATGGAGTCAAAGGCCGGGCCCGATCGCGTGCTGACTTGCTCTGACGTCATCGCCGAGCTCGAAGAGGTGCGCCTGCACGAGGGCGATCTGCCCGTGTCGATTGTGAACCCGGAGGACGGCTTCCGTCGCGTCAATGTCAGCGGCTCGATGCTCGAAGACCTTTATGAGCTCGGTGAAACTTATTGGGGCTCCCGGACCTGGGACACGCAGCCCCGATCCGGGAGCCCCGACGACACCGAACCCACCCTTGTCGTCAGCCTCTGGTGATCAGCACTGGCGCTGAAGAACGCCCTTGACACCGGCCACGATCGCGGAGCGCATGCCCTTCTGGGCGGCTCTGACGTACTGGGTCTGGTCGTCGAGGATGTGAGCGACCACGGGCTTGTTCGAGGCCCGTAGGTCGTTCACCACGTTCGCCGGTGCGTCCCACTGCATCGACAGGAAGTCCAACGGCCCTGTCGAGCTCTTAAAGGTCTCGTACCAGGGCTCAGTGGTGTTCGACGTGTAGGCGTAGCCCCAGGCCCCGCAGCCCTCGGCCTTCGCCTGCTCGAACAGCCAGTTGGAATCACCGTAGTACTTAATAATGATCTGCGCGGGGGTAACGTTCCTGTCGGTGATGTACTTCAGCAGCCGCTTCCACTCGCCCGCCCGATACTTCGGGTCGATGACCAGGCAGTGGGTCTGCCCGTACCTGTCGAGAAGCCAGTCCAACCGAGCGGGGATCTTGTCCTTGGGGACAGCAGCCTTGATCTCCTCCCAGGTCATGGTGTGCGGGTCAGTCGCAGGACCGCCGAGCGACTCGAAAGTCCTGTTGTGCAGGCCGAACCACACACCGTCCTTCGACTCGTTGCAGGAGAACTCCAGAGCGTCCACACCGAACGACACGGACTGCGTGTAGGCGTTCTCGGTGTGCTCCACCCACGACCGGCTTCCGCCCCTGTGGGCCACGAAGAACCCGTCCGTGTTCTCCCCGCCGTTCTGGGCGCTCCTGTCCCTGTCGATGAGCTCCTGCCAGGTCGCCTGCCCCCTCGGCATCGCAGCCATCGACAGGGTGCCCTTCTCCTGGCCGTCGTCCCCGACAACCGTCAGCGCCGCGTACTGATCCCTGTGCGTGTCGTCCTCACCGAGGATATACCAGTTCTCGTGCTTCTCCGCCGTGGGCGGTGTCGGATCGAGCCCCTCGGCCGTGAACGCCCATGTCGCCACGCAGGTCTGGATGCTGGCATCCGTGAAGGCGTAGTCCTTGTCGGCCCAGCCCACCAGGATCGAGCTTGACGAGTTCGGGGCGGGCTGCACCGTCTTCTGCCCGTCGTCGATCGTCTGGATGGCGCCCTCGAACGGCCTGGCGTGGTCTCCACTCGTGTAGTGCTGGAGCGACACGACCAGGTGCGGCTTGTTCTGCTTGGCGACCGCCGTCTTGATCTGGTTGCTGTTCAACGTGTTGATCGTCACGCCGTCCGAGCGGTTGAAGCTCTTGACGACAGAACCATCCAATACCAACACGGTGGCGAGTTGCCGCCCGGTGTACGAGGCGCGGGCGTCTCCGACAGCCAGGGGTTGCGAGAACTCCTCAACGTCATCGACCTTCTTGACCCACACACCTAGGCTACGGCTGGCGACACCGGCGGTCTGGTTGCCGAACCATCCGGAGTTCGCCTTGCTGATGAACTCCGGGATTCCCTGCGAGCCGAACTGGCCGCCCTGGATGATGACGACCCAGTCGTCGTGTGCGACGCCCTTCTCACCTGAGGTGAGCAACGTCACTGGGTTGGGCTGCCTCGCGGTGCCTCCCGTGACCTCGACCTGCTTGACCCATTTGGGCAGAGCCATTAGTTGCTCCTTCGAACAATCACCGTTCCGGGCTTGGTGCCCGCCGGGAGGTTCTCGGTCGGCCCGAGCACCAGCACTGTCGCACCTGTACCCGCTCCGCCGCCCGGCTTGTTCTCCAGCGCGGTGATCTTGGTCTCAAGGGTCGTGACCTTGTCCTTCACGCCACTCATCACAGCTTTGGTGGAGGCGATTTCGGACGTGGCTGCGGTGATCTTGG